TAGAGTTACTTCCACACCTTTTTGTTCGGCCATTTCATAAGGAAGTGTGGCCACTATGGAACTACCTTCGTGATGAATCTTCATTGTAAGTTCCTCAGCAGTAATTCTATCATAATTAAACACTGCCACAAGACTTTCAACTACAAATTCCTGTGTGGTTACTTCATCATTAAGATAGATAACGTGATATCTAAGTGGTTCCTTGATATCTTCGCGAGTCTTGATCTTTACTACTGTTTCTGTATCTGACATAATGTTATCTTGATAGGTATATGGACACACAGGGGACAGGCCCCTGTGCGTGTTTACTTAGTAAAAGTAATGGGGATCTTCTTGGCACGCTCTTCTTCAGGAATTACCTGTTCAAGAGCCACGCTAAGAATACCATTTTTTACAGTAGCACCACGAACTTCTACGTGAGCACCTAGAGTGTAGGTGCGCTCAAAACTGCGTGAGCTGATACCCTTGTGAATGTACTCAATGTCTTTGTCATTGGTTTCACGAGTGCCGCGGATAGTGAGTGTTGACTCTTTAAGTTCGACGTCAATCTCATCTTCGGCGAAACCAGCCACTGCAACCTCGATCACCCAATGGGTGTCGTCTAGTTTACTAATGTTGTAGGGAGGATAGTTTTCTCCGCTACGACTGTTGGCAAAGGTGCGACCAAGATCTTCAAATAGGCGATCAAAGCCCACGCTGTTGCGTACAAAACTAGGAAGGTCAAGAGTTTGAATAGAATATTGCTTCATTGTTTTCTCCTTAAAAATAAGCAAGATTGTTGTAGACCCCAACCGGGCATCTACAACTGTATTTATTATAAACTATCTAGGGTGAAAATACAATATTTTTGGTGAACTGCTTAATAGAGCTGACGTGGTAGGCGCTCGCTGGCAAGTTTTTTCTGCCAACGATTTTTAGCTGCTGCTTTTTTCCGCTTGCGGCGGGTGGTGGGTTTTTCGTACTGTTCTCGATCTTTAATTTCCTGTAACTTACCAGAATTAGCAACTTTCTTTTTAAGACGTCTAAGCGCCTGTTCCACGTTGTCGTTTTTAACAAATACGTTAAGTCCTGATATCATTTTTTCCATAAAGTTCCTAGACATCCACTAATTCATTACAGTGCTCACGCAACTTTTCTATCCATTTTACTAAATCCTGTCTACGTTCTGGATGCGAATAATCGTAGGGATCTGTGGGGTTTTGGCCGTCGGCACTATAACTACGTTCGGCATAGGTTTCATCTGCATTATTACCAGTAACATCTGCACGATCGTGGTAGACAGTTACGGGTATATTTTTAACTAGGCCCAATGGTGCTGTGACATTATAAATCCACCAATCACTGTGACTCACTGGACTTAACTCTCCAAAGAGGTCTAGCCAGCGACGGTTAACCACGGGAAATAAAGCAAAGGGATGATTCATTGTACTACAGGGCATTCTTAGTAGACCAGGATATCCAGTGTGTTTGATAACCTCTGTGTCCCAGCCATCAGTTTCCATAAGTGCATCGTCGTTCCAGAAAAATAACCACTCGCCGCTAGCATTTTCTGCTAACAAGTTTACGTATCGGTTTAACCTAGTATAACCAAATCTTTCGGTTTCAAAAATTCTGGAGGTTGCCTTGCATTGATCTAGATAGCCAGGCCAGATGTTAGCAAAAAAACTTTTACTTTCTTCATCATCCTCATCATATGCTATCAATACTTCTATTCTACTGGTGTCATCTGCACTTGCAAGTAGACTATTAAGACTACGAACTAGTGCCTGCGTTCTTTTGCGTGTGGGTAATAAGATAGATATTTTAGGTGTTGTCATTTTTACTTTCTTGATGTACAATATTATTGAGTTTATTTTCTACAAGTTCACGTTCTGTTTCCGAAAGCTGATCTAGATCATATTCCCCCGAACGTAATTTTTCAATTAGGAAATTTAGATACTGTTCGTCATAGGCGTAAACGTTGGTACTGTCTTTATTTATTTCTATCCATTTAACGCCATTAAATTTAAATAATTTGTTTGGTTGGTAGTCCACTCTTAGAAACATATCTCCACGACGTGGTTGATGTGGAAAACTAGTACCAAAACCACTAGTTATGTCCTCAGCGTCTACATTGTCTGCCTCAAGCACATACTTTTTATATAATTCAGGATTGGTTACACTGAGTACCTCGGTGCTCATTATCTTGCTGTTTACGTCCCAGTAACCGCCTTCCATTTTTTTAATTTTAACTGATTCTGCCGGACTGGTGTCAGGCTGGGGAGGTGGTGGCTTGTCCTCTATAACTTGTGCCACTTCAACAGACTTTTCTTCCTCCTTGGCTTGATCCTGCTCGAATTCCATTTCTACTTGCTGAGTAAGACTGGGCGTAATAACTTCTTTTTCCTGTTCTTGTTGTTTCTCCAAAACAGTGTTTAAGTTAGAAAGTTCCAGTTTATCACTGGCCATTTCTTCATTTGTATCCACGGACTGCTTGATCTGTTCCAGTTGTGCTGCGCTAAGAACACCATCATCGGCCGGATAAGCAGTGGATGACGGTTCTGGGGCTAGATCAACTAGAACTTCCTCGGCTGGTATTTCACTCAAGGCCTGATTAGCTTGTTCTGCTCTTTGTTGTTCATCTTCTAGATCTAGAGCCCTAGCTACTAGTTTACTACGATCAAAAAATTCTTGTTCACTGGCAACAGTGTCTTCTTGAGGTGTCAGGTTTCCATCCCCTGCCTTCGCCGTATGAGATTCCTCTTGCGATTTATCTCCCAGTTCGGTTTTTTCGTCCTCATTGGACTTTTTCAAAGCTTCTTCCTGCTGCCGTGCCTTGTCTTCTCTAGCCCAGTTAAAGCTCTGTTGTGCTGCCAGTATCAATACTAGAGCCAAGGGATCAAAGACTAGAACAATAATTATAATTACCCAGCGCACTGCTCGTTCCAGAATATTCTGGTCAGGATTATCCCCATAGAGTAGAGCAGCAATGTATTTGATGGGCCCAACTTCAGCCTCGACTTTTCGAGATTCAGCAGCCAGGGGAGCCCTTTCTGCTTGTAATCGTTGTATTTCTTTCTGGCTACGATTAATGTTGGTCTGTAGTTCTGCACGTTCCTTGGCCTGTTGTTTTCTTACTGCAACTGCACGTTCAGTACCACGCTCACTGTCAGTTCTACTTAACATCTGATCTACTTGAGCGTTCATCTGCTCCAGTGCTTTTTTGGCCTGATTGATATTTTCCTTTTCGGTGTTAATTTTTTCATCGTAGATGGCGACCTTGCTGATAGCATCACCAGATACTAAACTTTGGTCGCTGTGTGCTTTACTTAGGAAACCAAAAATACCCATACTGGTTAACAGCATCAAAAAAGCCACAGCTGGTACCAGATAGAGTTTATAGGTCAATTTGGCACGTTGCCAGTTTAACTTTAACCAGACCGCTGCCACAACCTTACCAACTTCTAGACTGGCACCCATAATGATGATAGGTATTACTGCCGCAGAGAAAATAGCAGTAAGGCCTACTATACTATAGTAGGCAGCCACGGCTGAAATGGTTAAAGCCGTTATTAAAGTAAAAACAGCAAATATCATAGAAATTATTTATAGGTAAAAAAACTGGTAGAATAAGCATATAGTATGCTATTCAGCCAGTTTCTGTCAAGACAAACGGTTAATCCAGTCTAGGTGACCAGATCTGATCTTGCTCGTTCCAGTAATAGGGCGATCCATCATTAGGATAAGGTACTGGTGCTTCCCAACGACACGTATCTTCATTTAACACCCAGCTTGGGAAATTTTTTGGTGGAATAAATGCATTGCGGGCCGAGTCATAAGTGTAACCAACTCCAGCATAGTTTTTTCTAAAATTTCCATTATAAGAAGTTTGCTTCCAGGATTCGTGTCCAGTTAATTTTCGTAAAAACTCTACACCAATTTCTTCTCGTTCTTCTCCCTGCGGAGTCATTGTATCTATATTATTGACAACCAGCACTTCTAGCACAATGTTGTCAATACCAATTTTAGCAAAATGTGCCATTGTATTTTCCTATTATTAATATGTTAACCTAACCTAATAGACCAGATCTGATCTTGCTCGTTCCAAAAATAAGTCTGGCCATCATTGGGATAAGGAACTGGTGCTTCCCAGAGGCAGGTTGTTTCATTTAAAATCCAGCTTGGAAAATCACGTGGAGGTATAAATGCATCACGATCTGGGTCATAGATACCGCCTATAATTGCATAATTTTTACGAAAAGGAGTGCCTCCTTCTTTGTGCTGCCCGCCCCAGGTATTATAACTGGTACGTTTACACATCTGACCACGTTCACTTGCATAAAACTTTTCCCAGTCATAAAGACCTTCATCTTCGTCTTTTCCTGTTATAACTTCTGTTACAACATAATTTTCATCTAGAAATGCGTAATGTGCCATTGATTATCACCAAGTAATTGTGCCTGTTCCTGCTGTAAATCTATAAACTTTGTAGCCTGATCTAGTAACACCGTTGTCCAGTGTCCAAGTTAGTCCAGCACCGATCGTGGATAGATTGGGTCCTGAAGAAGGATAGGCTATGATTACCACACCAGATCCCCCACTTCCCCCACTTGATGCTGGAGCGCCAGCACCACCACCACCGCCACCTAGGTTAGCAGTTCCATTTCCACCAGCCGCACTGCCTTTACCATCACCGCCGCCACCGGAACCACCAGTCACAGTACCGCCACCACCGTCAGCGCCACCACTACCACCACCTGCGTATCTTGTACTTACGCCCGTAATAGAAGATAATGTGCCGGCGCCACCAGTACCACCAGTTGTGCCATTTACCCAATTTGATCCTGTGGTTCCAGATGCTCCGCCACCACCTCCACCACCACCAGCAGCTCGACCGCCGCCACCTGATCCACCACCACTACCACCACTGGCACCCTGGCTAGGAGATGTTGCAGGTGTATTACCAGCCGCGCCACCTGTGTTGTTGGGTCCTGCACCACCACCGCCTGAACCACCCGCACCAGCACCTGGTGCAGCATCTGCTCTACCACCGTTACCACCACCATTGGCAGTATATGCACCAAACACTGAGTTACTACCTGTGCCCTGTGACCCAGCCCCTGCACCCACTGTGACTGTGTAGGCTGTACCAGTTACCAAGGTATCAGTACCAGTTCGCATACCACCTGCGCCACCGCCACCGCCAATAAAAACCCCGCCACCGCCACCACCAGCCACTATCAACCACTCTACAGTGATACTACCACCAGGCCAAGCGCCAGAAGTTTTTTGCTGAGCAGCCTCGGCTAGATTCCATTTATATGGCGCCGAGGTAGATGAAGGCGCAACTACTGTTGCTGACATCAATCCGCCGCGATACCTTTTCCCCATTAGCTTATATCCTCATAGCTTATTGTTATTGTGATAGCATTAGATGTACCTGCTGTTGCCCCTATGCTTTGATTTTCCTCCAAGTAATATTGGGTACTTTTATCAATGATGGACAAAGTACTATAAGCTGGCACTGTAAGTGTGTTAGCAATTGGTAAATTAGTACCAGCTAGTGCTGCTGCTGTATTAAAATTGATAGATATGTTAGCTGCTGTAGCAGTAAAGTTTGCTGCGTTTAATGTGTTTATTTTTAAACACTTACCTGAGTTAGCAGCATTACTCAATATTGAAGTTGCTGCGGTTGTACTAAGATTAGCACCGGTTGTTTTTCCATTTATAGTTGCTGCGCCGATTAAATTTGGTGCTGCCATTTTTTATCCTCCAAAGACTAAACTAAAACCAACAGCTCTAGCATTGCTAGCCCCTGTTGCAATACCTGTTAACTGACTTCCATTACCTAAAAAGACGTTTCCCGTAATATTACCAGTTGCGTTAAATGTACCTGTTACGTTAGCACCAGTAGTTGTAGTAACCAACACGCTGGTACCATTAGGTGCTAGCGTTACGTTGCCACTGGCCCCTGTAATTATTGATAGTGCGCCAGTGTCAACTAGATTTCCTGTTAAATTTAAATTAGCCACTGTGGCATTGCCAGTTACTGTTATACTAGTGCCCGAAATTCCAGTTACCGATAGATTAGATAAGAGCTGCCTCTTCCAGGAATTAGTGGTAGAATTATAGGCATAGAGTATACCATTAACTGTAGCAGTTTGCCCATTAGTTGGTGCTGTTGGAAATGCCATTTTTTATCCTAAAATATTTTAGTGTAGTTTACCATACAGATGTCTCGTAAGCATAGATAGAGTTCATAAAGTCCCCACTTAGAAAATTTTGATTACCACCGGAGTATTGTCTTACGTATGTTTCGAAATAGTCATTTACTACCGCAGAGACTAACATAGAAAATTGACAAGATCCCCAATCCCCTGTTGTCATATATCTACTTGTAATTGCATATTCTGATCCATTTTTATACCCTAGTGTTTCAGAATTAGTACTTGTGCTTATGTTTGTAATTCTACCTGAATGTGTTATGTTATATAGCCCCGGTCTTACAATTTTTATCCTAGATAAAGAAGTATCATACATTGCAGCTGGTGCAGTATTAGCTCCTAAAGTTTCTAGAGTTAATTTTGTAGCTACACCACTGCCCACTGATTGGTTTCCTCCGGTTTTATATAATAAAACATTCATAGGAACAGACTTCCCGGCAATCTTAGTCCAGCTAGTGCCATTACAATATAATGTAGCTGCTTCATTAGCCCACATAATTCTTGTTAACGATCCGTCAATAGTTTCACTGGCGTTTCCGTCTAGTGTCACTAATTTAGTTAGAGCGTTACTCATCTGAAAAGTAATAATTTTACCTGTGTTGCCTGAGGCAGCAGGTAATATTATAGTATAATCTGCTGTAGTTCCAGTGCATACGTGTATTTTACCAAAAGCTGTCGAAGTTAGTGTAACGTTACCTGTAACAGAGACTATATCACCCACAGTATTAACGCTAATAAGGTTTCCTAGTACTGTTAGATTGCCATCAACAGTGGTTGGGCCAATAGTGCCGCTGGCGTTTCCATTTATTAGTCCAGACTGTATATCCACCCAGTAACTAGTGGTTCCATCGTTTATGTATTCGTATAGTGTATCATCACTGGTATTATACCATTTATCACCTTTGACGTTGCCACTCGCCGGTGGCGCTGTAGATGACGTAAATGTTAAACTAGTCCCCGAGGAGAACAAATTACCATTGCCAGACCATCGTATACCGTCAGTAGTATATAAAGTACTTGCAAATACATTGGCAGTAGTTGTAAGATTAGCTGCACTAATATTACCAGTAACTGATAGACTACCTAGTGTACCCACACTTGTTATATTAGTTTGTGCTGCTGTTGATAAAGTACCTGAAATACCAGTTGCACTAATATTACCTGCACTAATATTTCCTGTTACAGCAAGACTACCGAGTGTACCCAGCCCAGTGATATAGGGCTGTGATGCCGTGGTCAATGTACCACCTAGATTTCCTGAGTATGTAGGTAGATAACTAGCTACATTGGTGTTAGAATATGATGATGATAAACCAGTTAACTGGCTTCCGTTACCTAGTAGATAACTAGCACTAATATTTCCAGTGACACTGACGTTTGTGGTTACGCTAATATTACCAGCGGATATATTTCCTGTGTACGTTGGAAGGTAGCTTGCGACATTGGTATTTGCATAGCTAGCTGGTAGTCCAGTAAGCAGTGCGCCGTTACCAATAAAATTGCCTGTGCTACTTGTTATATTTCCGGTAACTATTAAACTGTCCAGTGTGCCAACTGCGGTTATATTAGTTTGACTTGCAGTAGATAGTGTACCTGAAATACCAGTTGCACTAATATTACCTGCACTAATATTTCCTGTTACAGCAAGACTACCGAGTGTACCCACACTTGTTATATTAGTTTGTGCTGCTGTTGATAATGTTCCTGAAATGCCAGTTGCACTAATGTTACCTGCACTAATATTACCAGTAACTGATAAACTGTCCAGTGTGCCAACTGCGGTTATATTTGTCTGACTTGCAGTAGATAGTGTACCACTTATACCAGTAGCACTAATGTTACCTGCACTAATATTACCAGTAACTGATAGACTTGCCAGTGTTCCCAAAGAAGTAATATTAGGCTGTGCATTGGTGTAAACTGTACCAGCTACTAGTGCATTTGCCACCTGTCCGCTTATGTTTGCAGCGTTTATGCTACTAAGTGTGTATAAACTTTGAACTTCTACATTATTAATTTTAAGAGCAGTATCAGTTGCACTCAAAACAATATTACCTAGATATATTGAACTATTAGCTACCCAAAGGTCTTTAAATCTATTAGTGCTATTACCTAGACTATAACTAACATTGACATTAGGTATTAAATTTCCTACAATGTATTTGTTAAAAGTTAAATTACCATCAACGATTAAATTAGATAGCGTTGTTGTCTGGTTGGTGGCTGCTGTATTTGCAGCATTAGCTAGATTATTTCCTGATATTTCTCCGCCCGTGGTGGCCACCGTTGTAATACTACCTACTGGACTAATTACTACACCTGTGGGATTAGGATTAGACGCAGTGCTAGGAGGTATAAGGGCAATAGCTCCACTGCTAGCATCTGTTTTAATACTAGCGCCACCTAGATTAATAGTGTTGCCACTTAAAAAGATATCGCGCCAGCGATTGGTAGCTGAACCTAGATCATAGGTAATGTTGGCACTGGGAATAAGATTACCTGTAAACTGAGTGGTGCCCGATCCTGTGGTTATATTTCCTGTTAGGTTAAGGTTACCTGCACTAATATTTCCCGTGCTGATGTCCACTTTAGTATTAATAGTAAAACTACCGTTAGTGTCCCCACCTCCGTCGGTAGTTACAAAGTGCAGTGTTTGATCACTGTGTTTAAAAATTATGGCGACATTGGATTGAGCTAGATAGCTACGATCAATTAAAAATCCCAGATCTCGGGCCGTGTTTCCACCTTTATTGATCATCACCACGGGATCGGTGATCTCAATTTTAGTGCTCAGTGTCTGATCAAATGTGGGGCGAGTTAATGCCATTATATCTCTTGTTAGTTATCTAGTATTTATTTGGTACTGATATGTGGTAATATAGCTGTACTGCTATAACTCAAAACTAACTATATCTACCAACCTCAGCATTGTAGTTCTGCAGAACTTCAGCCGCGGAGAGTGCTCGATTATATACACGGAATATACTCCAACGACCTGCCAATGAGCTGCCATCACCAAGACTGGTTCCGTCTGCACACATCAAAGCGTAGTACAACTCTGAGGCAAACCCTTCCTGTGGACTGTCTCTTGAAACTCCAGTCAGGCTTGCGGTTGTTGACCCATTTATATAACCACGTAGAGTAGACGTGGCGGAATCGTAGGTTAAAACATATTGCTGCCATTGATTTCGTGTGACCGCGCCAATGGTAAGGGGACTTATGCCACTGGGAGTCCATACTGAAACTCTTAGATTACCTGACACTATCTCTATCTGGCTGTCGTGCCAACCACTATTAATGGGACTAGCGCCTTGTTCGGTTACGACTACACCGTTATCAGAGCTAGTGTAAACCCAGGCCTCCAGGGTGAGATTATTATTAACTGGGCTGTTAAATAGGCTTATCATACTGGGTGTATAAAGTGTGTCATTGCTACCATCAAAAGTAAAATAACTATTACTACCTGCTGAAGTGAACACAGGGCCATTGGCCAAGGTACTGGTAGATATAGCAGTGTTAGCAATGTTGTTGATAGAAGTGCCACTACCACTGTAGCTTGTGGTTTTACCTGCATCCAGGTAATACTGCAAGTTTGCAGTCACATACCTAGTGTCAGTTACTGTTACTCCGTTAAGTGTTACTCCTTGAATAATCATATTAGTTATACACCAAACCTTCCTTTTAAACCATAATAGTTTTGCTGTATTTGTTCTTGTGTGAGAATCTTAGAATATAAAAACATATTAGCAACATACCCAAACGGTTGTCCGCCACCAGTGCTACCCCATTCATTATGACGATTTCCACCAGTACCGTAGGCAGTGGTTCCCACCTGCTGTCCATTAATGTAAAATGTTTGTGCTGTATTAGTTCCCGTCACAGCATATTGCACCCAAATATTTGCTAATCCAGTGGCAGTGTAACCAGAATACTGAAACAAACCACCGTTATTGTCGTACATACCCAGGCGATTACTCCCTAGTTCTATTAATAATGGATGGTCATCTGGTGTGGTCCTCCATAATGTTCGCCAGCCCGATGTACTGTTTAGCAATCTACCCCAACAAATGTAGGTAAAACCCGTGGTGGGTAGTATTGGTCCAGTCACAGCGGCGGATACCTCCCCCGTGCTAGAACAATCAAAACATTTGACACCACTGAGTGTGGTATAGATTCCTGATGAACTTAGTGTATGTGTATATCCGTTACCAGATAAATCAAAGACGCTGGTACCTGTTCCGGGATAGCTGGTTGAATTGTCAGCGTCCAGCCAAATCGCAAGATTAGATGTTATAATAGAAGCATCAACAACTCTTGTTCCTGTTAATGATACACCTTGAATTATCATATATCTGAATTATTTTATGTAGACTGCGTAGCTATTAATGTCAGAACGAAGACTGTTTGTGACAGCGGTTACATCAGACATACCGTAGAGATTGTTTGCTGATGGGCTAGTCCAGGAACCAGTACCCTGTGCATTACCCGAACGACCCTGAGCTTGCAATTCTGTACTAGGTCCACAAACTGTCCACCAGGAGTTAGCCTGATATATCCAATCACCTGGTGCATTTACACTCAGGCTAGTGTTCATTTGTGTATGCCCTTTGACTGGATACCAGGTACCTGTCATTGGGGTATTATTTACAAATGCTGGATAATTACTCACCGCACTTAATGATAAATTACTGGCATTGGTGTATATAACTTTATTGGCTATACTCATACTAGCCAGCAGTGGAGTTTGACTCGCCGTAGTACTGGCCATCTTTAATACCTGTGAACACTGTGCCGTGCTATTATGGTACCAGAGATCCATTGTGCTGGCACGAAGTTTGTTTAAAGTACCTTCGCCATTCTCCCAGGTGTTAGGATAACCCAGGCCAGCAGTTACGCCTGCCACACCAGTGCCAGTGAATCCAGGAGTGTAGGCTATCAGCATCCAGCCGCCACTCTCGTCAGTCATATTACAGTAGACCTGACGTGCACTACCCATAGTGCTGGTTTTTATATAGTACCAACCTGAACTAGTCTGTCCGGAATTGTAGATGTCCTGCGCAGACACACCAGGGTTAGCCAGTGTGCCCTTGACAGTGGTGTCTCGTATGGCAACACCTGATAAATTAACTCCTCTAATATCCATTGTTTAACCTGATTTATTTTAACCTAATCGTTCTATACTGATAAAGTTCTTTGTATAGCTAGGACCAATCATCATAGTGACTCTATAGAAACGCTGGTTTGTAGTATCATTAACTAGATATACAGCACCATCACCTGCATTGGGAAAACTCCAACCAAACCACGATCCGCTTGGAGTTGTGGTATAAGTGTACGCTGTTCCTCCGTTAGTTGAACCACCACCGACGCCGTTAATGTAGCCAAATGTTCCAGAGATCATAAGATTCACTGAACCTGTTACTGTAGCACAACACAGGCCTCTATTGCCGCCAGTTGTTACACTAAACTTAAGATTGTCTAGGGTAATAAACGTGCCTGCGTCTACATAACCCGATGCAAAGCCTTTAAGCCCAGTTCCTGAACTAGTAGCACCTATCTTTGTCTCTAATAATCCCGTGGGATCAGGCAATAATATAGAATTAGCCACATCGTCAAAAAACAGTTCGGTATATTGTGTTGCGATATCTGCTCTATTTTCAGTTATATTATTTGAATGTAGTTTTCTTATTGTCATTGTTTAACCTATATAGGTGACGCCCCAGTTATCATTGCTGTCTAAATTAATATTACCTGATATTACTTGCAATCTCAAGGTATCACCCACTGCGCATTTAGCGTAACCAGTCATTGAGAAGTGTGTGGCTACTCCAGTATTGGTATCTGTTTCCCAGAATGCTACAACATTAGCGCCAGAACTGCTGGAATTTTTCTGTATGCTAGCCTGGTTCAAACCATTATTGGTACCAACACGCAATGTGGCATAACAATGATATAAACCTGCTATGGGGGCAGTGAATATGCCCGTGGTGTTATTGTAATAACTGCCTTGGTTGTAATCCACTGTGGTACCGTGTGTTGAATTAACTGTAGTGTTCGCGGTAATTTGAGTACTAACAGTACCATAAACACGGAACGCTGGTAGGTTGGGCATCTTGATACCACCACTACCGTTCACTGTGAGGTTACCAGGCAGTGTGACTAGGCCCGTGGTGTCAAAAGTACTTACAAAGTTGTTGGCTGTAATAGTTACATTGGCTGAAGTACCAGTTATGTTCGCTGTGGTGATATTTCCCGTGGTGGTCAGTGAGCCAGTGATGCTAACGCCCACGTTGGAGATATTGGCCACTAGAGAACTTACATTAGCACCACCCGCAAATATCTTGACTGTTTTATCTGGAGTGGTGGTACCAATTACAAGGTTACCACCACTCTGACTTGAATTGGAAACATTGCCCTGTGCATACAAGTAGGTGTCGGCGGCATAGACAATGTTACCCAGACTGTTGGTGGGTGTAGCATTATCGTAACCCGAGTTAATTATACCAAAGTCACCGTAGTTTACTGAATCGGAACCGTTATCTGCTGTAAGAATAAAATCAGCCGTGGCATCAGCACCGGTATTTTTATTTTGGAACGTGACTTGTGCATAGCTGTTTACATTGGCAGTAAATCCAGCCGAGGTATTAGCTAACAATGTGTTTGTAACACCAGCCACCAATGCACCAACACCTGTGGTGGCAGTGCCGCCTGCATAGATGTTACCACTTACGCCCACACCACCTGTGACTTGTAATGCACCAGTTGTGGTTGATGTAGCAGATGTGCCAACTGTTATTTTGCTAGCTACCTGCGTTGTAACATCACTAGGATTGAATATTTGATGTACACTACCATTTGGGGCCATCAATCTACCAGCACCGCCGATCACAACTCCAGGGAATGTGGATCCTGCACCTGTGTAGGGTGATAAAACAATACTGCCTTCTCTGGAGATTGGTGCACCATTACCACTGATATAAGCGCCGGTGTTAAACACTAGGGAGCCATTATTTGTGGTAAACGCAGTGTTGCCTATGGTGCTGATGTTGCCGCTAGAAGTATCTACTACAACTTTTTGTGTAGCAGATGCATATGGGGCAAATACAATGTTACCCGTAGTACCAGCAGTTCCGTTACCTGTTTGGATATAGCTAAATGCGGCATCGGATACAATGCGTGTCTTGGTAGCTGAAGTATTGGCAGTATTACCTAATATAATATCCGGATTGCCAAAAATGGTACTGTAAGCAATTAAATTACCACCTGTGATGTTTCCTGTGGTGGTCATAGTATTAGAACCGTAGGCGCCTAACAGAGATACTACATTGCTATCACCATAATTACCAGCACCACCACTGCCTAGGCTCACCGCTGCGCCGTTGGCATAGTTAATGCTAAATGTATTACCAGGTAGTACAAGATTACCAGCATTGTTAAATGTCCAACTGTAACTACCTGCAACCAAGGTTACGTTAGTGCTGGTACCAGTTACGTTTCCAGTAATGGAAATATTGCCACTGATATTACCTGCCGTGATGTTGCCCGTGGTACTGATGGAGTTAGAGCCCAGTGCAGCCAATAACGATGTTACATTGCTGTCGGTATAGGTGCTGCCGGGAACAAATGGTGTTCCATTAGCATAGTAAAAATTATTTGTTAGGATATTACCAGCAGTTAAATTACCAGTCAAATCAGCAGCTAGAGCAAACAAGGTATTAAATCTATTGGAAGTATTACCACCAATATTCCCCACGCCGTTGGCTCCGCCGTTGTGGATAGCAGTGGCAGTGTTACCATAGACATTGAGTGTGTAAATTCCCATTGTGCCTGAACCGCCACCGTAGTTTAAGACTGCATTTCTGCTGCCGCTAGAGGATAACAGATACCCATTGCCGCCAATTATAACACCATTGGTAGCATCTGCATTAGTGTCAGGAGTTAGTGTGATACTACCTGATAAATTAATACGTGCGTTACTACTGTTTTGTTTCAGATAACTATTTGCGCCACCCAGAATTACGTTTCCTGTATTAGCAGTAATAAGGTTACCTGTACTGATATTGCCCTCTGTTTCCAATGTGACAACATTGGCGGTGTTTGCAAAGAAGCTCTGCCAGCGGCCTGAGGATTGTCCTAGACTGTAAGTATTGGCAAATAATGGATGGAAATTACCGTAGCTGTAAGTAATGCCCGAGCTAGGTATCAGTCTCAGTGCACCTGAAGGTGTTTGAATATCCGCCACTTTAAGTGTTGAGCTACCTGCCAGAGTTAATGTATTGCCATTTATATCAAAGGTGAACTGTGGCACACCACCTATTCTGCCGGAATTATTAAACAGTATTTGTGTGTTGGCTGTGGAAGCAGGTGCAACAAAGTTACCTGAAATGTTACCCGTGGTGGAAATTACATTAGAGCCCAGGGAGCTCAATAATGAAGTAACATTACTGTCAGTGTAACTGGTACCTGTGCTGTAGGCATTGCCATTGCTCCAGTAAATACCGTCGGTTGTTATAATACTTTGAGCAAAAGTTACATTACCACTCTGCCTATCAACAGTGACTACATTAGTATTAAGATCTCCCGATGCTAAGTTAACTCGAAGTTGTAGAGTTTCTGAGTTAGCTAACTGCCATCCAAAGTGAGGAAAACCACCATACATAAAATCTAGGCTGTTGGTCACCTGTGCCCGGGAGGCAGCCAAGTTACCTGTATATGTTGGTAGATAAGCGGCGACCTCGGTATTACCATAGTTACTGCTAACCCCTTCTAGAATACTTGTACCATTTGCATAGTTTATTCGAGAGATATTGGTTGGTAATGTGATGTTCCCGTCTTTGCTCAAAGTCCACTGGGCACTATTACCTGAATTATCATCGGCACGAATTTCCACATTGCCTGTGTTGGCTAATTTAACATAGAGATTATCATTACCCAAGTAAAGTTCAGTATCATACAGATCACCAGAAGTTAAATGCAGGTGATTGTAGTCTGTGCCGCCAGTGGGATATACTAGAAGCTTTTGATTAAGATTTATGAACCCATCTGGTTGTAGGCCAATGGCCGAACCTGGAAAACTTCCGGGATTCGCCGTCTCGCCAATTACGCCTCCTTGGGGAAGTCTTAAATCGCCAAGAGGCATAAATTCCCACGTAGCCTGAGAGCTAGTGTTGTCGTTAGCATTAACTACAATAGTTCCGCTATTAGTCAACTTTACATAATAGTCGTCGCTACCCAGATACATTTCAGTGTTGTAGAGATTGCCTGTGGTAAGATGTAAATGATTACCTTCCGCAAAGGTGGGATATACAACTAGCACCTGATCACCGTCAGTAATGTTTGCTGGTTCTAGTGTAATACTACTACCAAATGGACCACCACCTTCTTTAATCAAACCACCCTGCGGAAGTTCTATTTCACCCAGTGAATTAAACTGCCAAGAAAAAGATTCTCCAATAGCGGGGTTATTAGTCTTTATGTTTATGGTACCAGCGGTGGCTACGCCATCATCACTAGCAACTAGATTAATATCATAACTAGAACCACCAACAATGGCTCCACCAGGCAAGGTTAAGTTACCAGAGTTGTCAAAAATAAATTGTGTACCACTACCAGGCTCAGGTTCCAATCTAACCTGTTGGTGCTGCGGACTTGTAACTGTAACTGGGTAAAATCCAACAGTTCCCGAAGCTGGAGTAGTTAGATTTACTTTTATAACACCAGGATAACCACCCACGGGATACACTGTGTTTGCCACTGTGGTGTCGCATAGAGAACCTTGTACTAACCACCCAGCTTCAATCTGAGAATTAACGGTGTTATAGGGTACAAAAAAGTAGTTGGGACTTTCTGTATTCTGAGAACTACTAAAATAACCGTCGTAGTTAAAAGTATACTGGTAGTCGCTACTGCCCTTGATCACGGCCTGATCAAAAGAGAACCAACCCGTACTTGCCACTGGTTGATTGTTTACGCTGAGTGATCCATTAGAAACACTAATAGGGATATTATCAATAAAAATTGTATTATTGCTTACATATAAGCTTTTCCACTGATTTGTTGAGTTACCTAGTGTGTAGGTACTATTAGCATTTGGTATGATATTACCAGACCAGCCAGCCGCTGCGTAGGCCACAACATTAGAATTAGCATAGCTTGTTATTCCTGTAAGCTGACTTCCGTTACCTATAAAGTATCCAGCTCGCACGTTGGCGTAGGTATTGTATAACAGTACTTCATTGTTGACCACAATGGCGTTACTTGCGATTCTAAATTCGCTACTACTAACGTCCCAGCCCAGGAAGGCATCACGGGCAGCACCATTATAGTAGTGTAATATGAACCCTCGATCCTTGGTGTCGTTACTGGTCAGTGCGCCACCAGCCGTGTTCCCACCAATTTCCACGATGGGGTCCGAGATATTAGTTCTAGTGACATCAATATAGGTAGTAGTGCCGTTGACTGATAGGTTGCCAGTGACTACGACATCAGTGAAGGTACCTGAGCCCGAGAATGAATTAGCTGAAATTGTGTTACCTGAGATATTTCCCGAAGTATTAATAGTGACATTACTGAAATTACCCAGTGCCACACCATTGGCGTAGGTAAAGTTATTGGCTGAAATAGTACCCAGTACTGAGGCATTGGAAATAATTTCCAGGCTGTCACCACGTATGAACCCGTCGGTTCTGAGGCTGGTGTTGGCAATAATGTTGCCGCTGGATCTTATGTTACCCACGGAATTACCAGCATAGAGCTCGGTAAAGTTTTCATTAATTTTAGTGAAGGCTACGTTTAAACTATCGCCAGTGTAGCTGTCTGGCCCTGAGCCAAGGTTTATTGTTTGTTTTGCCATTGTTGGATCTCGCTAATGTAGTATTTAGCTGAAATGTGGCGATGCCCGCTCGGGGCGGGCATCGTGCAATGGCTAGGGTTTATTTAGATCTAGCTATGTTTTTTAAAGGGAGGAAATTTAGTACACCAGAGACAGCGAGTGGATTTTACGCCGTAAAAATAAAGTCCAGTGTCGAAGTAGGTCTTCTGACAGCTAGTACAAGTAAATTTTGTAAGTTCTGGTTCCTCAGCTTCAGCCTTTTTCTGTTCAATCTGGCGTTTACGTGACAGTGAAGCTTTGGGCTTGGTTGCAGCTACCTTTGCGTTCATATTTTACGTGTCCTATATATTTCGCAACGAGGAATTTCCGGACGAGATAACTCTGAGAAAGAGCATCTAGGTTCAGCGGGTTCTTTGTGCAGTGCCTTGAGCATATAGACTACACCAAAACAACCACAGATTATATAGTAGACTGCAATTGCGCGGGGCCAGGAAAAATTACTCATATTCATAGGGTTCAATTGTGTCTGCCTCTAGCACTGCATCGTGATAGGTAGTAGCTCCCAGCTGAATTACCTGTCCATTTGAGTAGCAAGCCAAGTAACTATTATACACAGGATCATATTCTATTTCTACTAAAAAATTATCCACAGCGACTCCTTAGCCAGTTTTGGGCAGCGGCCCGTGATTCAAATCGAGTACTTAGGGGTGTCTGATGTGCTCCACGAACAACATACCATCCACCTAGAAGCTTATTGTATACTATCTTAACCATTATGATTTTAAAAGATTAAAAATATTTTTACTTTGCCAGGCCCAGAGTGCCGGGGTATCGTTAAACACCGGACCCAGGGCTACCTCAGTACCACGGATATAGGTCTGCCAACCACCTAGAACACTACGGCATTCAAGTTGAATATCCATCTAGTCCTCGCTTAGTTAAAGATTTCTGGAAACTTAGCACGGGCACGATCTTCGCGATCTGCGAACCAGAGCTTGACAAATTCTTCTACACTCTGTCCTGCACGTGGTGCATCACCCACACGTTTTTTAGACTTAGTAACTTTAACAACATCTGTTTTTTTAGCTGACTTAGTAGTAGCAGGCTTTGCTGCCTTGCTAGCACGAGCAGGTTTTTCTGCTACAGCCATACCACGAGTAGCTAGATAGTCTACTGCCGCCTGACGCTCCATTTGTTTAGGCAAAGACACAAAAGTGATATCTGTCCAGCCCTGGCGAGCTAGGATACGAGCACGTTGGGTAGGATCACCGTTGCTCACGTGCAAGCGGGTAACGCCGTCTTTTGTTGCAATTCCTGCAATAGTAAAAGTCTTGGACATTTTCTGCTCCTTGTTTAGTTACGGTACCGCTATTATAGCAATTTGGTCTGTTATTGTCAACCAGAATTAGAAAAAAGTTATAAAAAGTACGTAGAAGTAATAGGGAGCACCAATTGCAATTATAGCAACTTCAAGTGCTAGGATCCAATTGTTTTTTAAATAATTTTGCAATTTTGCTAACATAGTTGCTTACTCAACAACAGATAGCATACTTGCAGGAACACGCCACAAACCGCCCATTTTAGCTGACTGCTCGCGTACAGTGATAAACTTTATTGCAACTTTTTCTACAGTACAAATCATTTCACGACCAAGGCGGTTATTGTAAAACTTAACAGTTGCACCTTTAGTAACATTGCGTTTGACTGACTTAGCGATTTCACCGCGACGAAATTTTACAGCAGAGGCAATACTTTCTAGTTGCTCATTTGTAAACGAGCCAAACATAATTGCTGAATTAACATCCTGGATAGTTAGCTGTGACATAAGTACCTCACTAGTTAATGTTCAGCAATAATACTAGACAAGCTGGTTAATGTCAACCAAAGTTTTTGTTGCTTATTGTTTAACTTTTACAGTACGGCTGGAAGTTTTTGTCTCAAACTCTTTTTGCATATACCAGGCAACAATTTTATGGTGTATATTTGTTATAAGATCGTTGTAGGGTTCTTCTAGAATAAAATTGAATTTGCAATCACCCCAGCTGCTACCACGTTTAGTAAATTCATAAAATGCTTGGCGATGTGCTTCGTTGTTAGCGTCAAAGACCACAGTGGGCCGGCGCAGTGTCCAGGTTTTTAACATAGGAGCTCCTTATAGAAATTAATGTAGAGTTTGTTGAGTATGTAAGTCCGTCACACCAAAACTTTTAATAAGTGTTTTGATGGAGTCTGTCATAGAGTTATGACTATAATTTTGAGGAAGCACTATACTTTTAAGGTTGCCGTCTGGCCCCACTATAAACACATAGTCTTCTTCGGTTACGTCGTCAAGAACATCATCTTCTAGCTCAAAGGTATGTTCGGATGGTCTCATTATATTGTTTCTCCAGACGTTTAAAGTATTTATTGGATAGTCTTACTAGTCTCTGTGTGGTTTTGTCTTGCTCACCAAACACAGTCTTATAAAGTTCATAGGTAGTTGTGTCCTCCAGCTTAGTGGCATATTCTGGTATGTCCACTGCCCGTTCTGTAGCAAGTGTAAAAGCGTAGGCATCAACTTCATCTGGCTTACCAAGATAACGTTTGACTATAGACATTTCGTCATTATTATAACAAATGTAATCTTTGCAACGGCGCCAGCCACGTCTACGATGCTGATTTAGATGAACATACTCGTGTCCTAAAATGCTAACTAGATCAGCCACGAGATCGAACCATCTTTCTTCAGTCACGTCAGATTTGTTAAAATGCAGTTTTTTTCTACGAGCATTCATCAAGATATCTATTTTGATACTTTTTAGATTCTGTCTATCTAAATCAGGACTGTAACTTCCTTCTATCTTGAAGCCCCCTAGATTATTAGTTTTTTGTATTCCTATACTACATTCCACAAAGGGAATAGCTTGATTTAGTTTGCGCACAACAGTGCTAGGACTAAGACTTTTGCCCTGTAATCCTTGGTATAAACCAAACAGCCTAGCAGTAAGTGTGAAAAAATTCATATTTTATTTAAATAGGATCAAGCTCATTAACACACTCTGCACCACAAAACCCAGTGCTATGGTAATCATATTAAGTAGATTACGTGTTATTATTGCAGTACCAAATAAAAGAACTAGAGCAGCATAGACAAATAGTATTATATCTGTTGGCATAGGTTTATCAGTTAGTCCTGATAGAATAGCCAACAATGTGGGTATTGTAGAACAATGCAAGGTAATACTAGCCAACCAGGCGAGAGCATCTGCAGTCACTTTTTTAATGCGACCTAAAAAATACTCTCTAACTGGTTCAAAATACAATTTGATAGTTTCCAAAAACATATTATCCCTTGTAGAATATGTGACGCCCAATTTTGGCCACGGGTTTTTTGCCCCAGCCTGGGTTCACGTAATCTGCGTGATAATACAGTGCTTCACGGACGCTGTCAAGTCTAAAGTTTTCGAGCAGGACCTTTTTGGCCACATTCATACTTTCAGCATAGCGTTCGGGATGAATTGGTTTGATGGTCATACCCGGCTGGCAAACCCAGCTAAATTGGCAGACAATTTTGTCCATAATGGTATTTCTCTGGTAGACAACTTCACAGACGTCATTTCCAAATTTTGTACTGCGTACACGGTTCAGTGTGACCTGTGCCACAGCAACTTTACCTTCAAAACTTTCACTACCTGCTTCCCAGTAGATATTTTTGGCCAGGCAGGTAAGTTGTCTTGTGCGAGTGGCCATATCAGCACGACTCACGACCATTTGATTATTTTCGGATTCTAATTTGGCGAACTTATTTTTAGTCACTTCAGTTAGTGCTGATCCCACCATAGCAAGACCAAAACCTAAAAATAAAACCTGCGCAATCCTAATCATAAAATTACAACGTTTGGTTAGTTGCAATATTTCTTTTTTCTCCATAAGTAAGTACTCCTTTCTTTATGGTTCATATATATGTAAAACAATTCAAAGGTAGAAATCTACGTAGATAACTAGTTAACTATAGTTATTATAGCATAAAAATGCCGTAATAGTACACTTTTAAGGCAAAAAATTATGGTTTAGATGTTCGAGTAATACCAACCTGGCCAAGGTTAGAATCATTTTTACCCATACCCAAAATGGTTTTTATTTGATTACCAACATTATTATTTTGTGTTAAATTGGACAAAAGAGTTCCTGTACCAATGTTTCCTGAGTCGGCACCGTAATTGGCCAAACCGGCTGCAAAATTTAGTCTGTTGGTTGTTGCATTACTTCCTTCAGTGGCAGTACTGAAATTACCTCGTTGATAATTTGCTATTTCATAGTAGACACTTTGACAGAGATAATTCCATTTTTCGTTAAGTTTTTTAACGATGTCGGCAGTGTTTTTGTCCGTGTCAGCGGCTGCTGTTCCCAGTAAATCATAATACTCCTGTATCTTGGAATTCAGCCTCGATTGCCAATAATTTGGACCTGCTTTTCTTGTTACTATTTTTTTAGTTTTTTTCTTTTTAATCTGACTTTTAAGTTTTAAAGGTTGATTAACATCAAGATTTTGACTATCTACATTTATTATCACAGTACCTGCTGTAGCAATGTTAAGTTCTAATTCTTGTTCTTCCACGCTGTCAAATTCTTCCGTTATAGAAGTTTCAAGAGGTGTGGGAATCCAGGACTTAGCTGCCTGTGCCTCGGCAGCGGTAAGGGGAAATTCCGCTTTTAATCTAGAAATTTCTGTAAGTGTATCTCTTATGCTTATGCCGTACTTGCCTTTGTATAATTGATCTATTAGTGCGTTTATTTCATCCAGTGTGTCTTTGAGGTAGCCTGAACCCATACCTATGATTTGCAAAATACTAACTGGCCCACCATCGGGACTCATAGGAAGGAATTTTCTAAGTTGTTTTGCTATATCGGGATCAAGTGCCTCTCCGTTGGCCCCTCGTATATTTTCCAGTCCGGCGGCATCAGGACTTAAATTGATTCCCTGTATAAGATCAGCTAGAGCAGGACCTGACTCAATTACCAAGGTATTGTTATTTTCGAAAATATCCTGCCCCACTTGTTCCAGTGTTTTAAATTCACTGTCATTGATTTTACCGCTTACTTTTTCTAGACTGGTATAATCTAATAGACTAGACATATTAGCAACATTGGTTTCCAGTACTTCCTGAATTAATTTTAATGTGCTAGTATTAGTAACATTTTGAAGTATGTTTTTAATTTTTTGTTCGTTATCAGTATCGTATAGATTAGTTGCATTTATATTCTGTGCAATTAGACTATCGGATATACTGACACCGTCATTTGTTTTTTGATCAGCTAGTTGATTTTCCACTATGCCCTTCATTACCCAGCCTGCTGTGCCAAAACCTTTCCACACACCGTTGTAGATTTCGCCATCAGCAATTAAAGATCCTAGTTTTCCTAGATTTCTAAATGCCTGAGTTAGAGCTTTACCTTGTTTATACTTACTCCATTTTTGTGTTGAATATTCTTCTAGAGTATCTGCTTTAAAATCTCTCAGTGGCTTTTCACAGTTCTTTAAACTTGCTAGATATTTGTTACTAGTTTCTGCCCAGGAATGCGCCTGCCTAAACACACTTATAAATCTATCAAGATTAAATTTACCTTCACCAAGCAACCTTTGTATCTGTAGATCCATATAGTAAAACACATTACCTGTAAATCCCAGTATAACTTCATTGTTATAATCTTTAAGGCCACGAGGTATAACACCAGTTAGCGCAGGTATAGCACTATCATTTCCAAAAGTAGTCTGTCTCTGGTTGAACCAGTACTCTCTAAAAAATCCTGTATTATAGGGGACTTGTTTAACCTTGGGTGCCATTGATGCAGGAAGAGCATCAAGTTGTTTCTGGCTTAATACTTGTCCTACCTTGTAGATGGGGGCCTTGGTTGGAAATAAACTACCTAGTCCATAACTACCACGCTCGTTTTTAATAGGAGATTCAGTGACTTTGTAGATAGGTGCCAAATCATTTAAACTCATTGCCACTAGGTTACCAAGAGCACTTAGACTACCGGCATAGATGCCAGTGCCAGTGGTGCGTTTGATATATTGATCAGAAGGAACCCAGGCTGGTGTGATGGGCACTGGAGCTTCTTTAAGTCTTGGTCTAGATCTGTGAAATGCAGGTATCTGATCTATCCCCTGATGCACCGTGTTTTTAAGATCTGCATCGTGTAGATCTGATTCTTTAAGAATTCTAACCTGGTCGTAGGTTATAAAGACTAGTTTACTGACAGGCTCATCTTGTTCTGTTATAAAATATAGGGGAGCGTATTGTACTGCCATATCACTGTCAGGATAAACTTCTGACGGTGGACCGTAGTACTCAACTTCCCATTCAGTAATTTGTTTGCCAAAATTCTCTACAGTTGTGCCATTAGCTATGAGTAAGTCTAACTCGGCCTCCGTTATATAGGCTAGTATAGCCACTGTGCCATCATCAGTTTTGATTCTTCTAGGCACATTTTCCACACTCTCGTCACTGGTCCAGGCACCATTGTCATAGGTGCCCTGCGAAAAATCAATTTCCCAAGCCATTAACCACCGCCTCCCTGTGCTGTAGTACCTGACGGGATAAGATTACCGTAAAATAAAAAACTATTGGGATAGAGATCATTTCTTGTACCCAGGGCAAGTTCTTCATTTCTAAATTCATCATCTCCACAATCTGCTGCTCGGCGTATAACATAAACTGTTTCGTCTTTTACAGTATATTCGTAACCGGATATTTCTGTGTTTAAATCTGGTAATTTAGCTTCCCCTGTTATATTATAGACCAACAAGGGACTTAGTTTTTTGCTATCTATGTAAGTTTGAAGAGATTTTAAAAAATCCGGATTGACGCCAAAAGGCGCAGGATCATTTTTTAAAAGTTCTGTGGACACACTCAGTGTCATTGGGTCTAGGCCGCCAGTCTCAATATTGGGTTTAATATCTAGCGCCATAATTAACCTATTATAACATTATCGCTAGCTGTAACCACAGTGTGACCACAATCTGCAACATCTGTTAATAAAACAAAAGGTACTCCGTTTACGTATACCCTAGCCGCATCACTTTTTGCACCTGGCACCGTGCCATTGCAATGTATACCACAACCAGGATTACCACAACAGGCGTGTGGGCTATAGACCACACGATGCAGTACCGCAGGCCTACCATTTATATTTGTATCAGGGCTAAGGGGGGCAGTTAAAATGCCCCCAGGTCCCACAATATCACCTTGTCTTGCTATTCCTGGCATTGAGTTTCCTAGGCTACTATACTACCCTTGCTCACAGTCTGTATACCAGTAGTGGTAGTTAAATAATAATCTTGAACTTGTTTTGCTGATTCCGAGTGCATCATTACGTGATCTGCTCGTAGTTCTATGTCAGTATTTAGTTCTGTAGAAAACAGGCTTTGCATCAGAGCCATACCCTGTGCGCTGGGAATTACAGTACAGGGACGACTAATTTTCCAGCCAGCGCCAGTTACTTCTGTAATCTTGGCTACTATTTCGTCACCATTAACTAACTTAAAACTTACAATATCTCCAGCACTATACCCTTTAGATAACAGCATTTACTCGCTCCCAGATTTGATCTTCATTTAATTTCGATAGGCCCTGATAGCCACCTTCCACAAATAACTTGCCATCTTTATAGATTTGTGGCACAGTTCTATGCCCAGCCTCCATAATAAATTGCCTAGCAGCGGGATCTAGATCCACACGCACTTCTTCAAAAGCTATTCCGTATTTTTTAAGTAGATGTTTAGCCTGATCGCAAAAAGGGCAGGCTGCCTTGCTGTATACTGTTAACATATCTTTCCTTTTAAATATCTGGTAGTTCTTCGTATTCTAATTTGTCACTCATAACACCAATAACATAGTTTGTTGATTCTGATTCTTGCAGTGCAGTTTGTTTTTTATCAGTGCTCACGTGCTTGTTAAACCAGGGTATAGGTGTGTTTTTAGGAGCGGACTCAGTATATTTAATGCCTATCTCCTTGAGAGAAATTAAAGCTGTATAATCTACAAAGTCTTTGAGAATATTGGCGTTCAAACCAATTACTGGACCTTTCTTGAATAAGTAGTCGGCCCAGGCCTTTTCTTCCTGTATTACTTCCAGATACATTTGATAGACTTCTGCTTCGCACTCTGCCTTGGCTCTTGCAAAACGTGGATCTTCTTTGACTACTTGGTTGATTAACCAAGCCGTCCAACCTTTGTGTAGTAGTTCGTCCTGTAGGATTAAACTGATAATGTTACCGTTGCCAATAAAAATCTTGTTCTCTACCATTGCAAGACTTGTAGCAAATGACACCATAAAGCGAAAAGCTTCTAGGCCATAACTAGCATTTAGGGCTAGCCAAATTGCACGTATATGATCAAATTCGTCTACAGCAAAGCCTGCTTCTTTAGCACAGTTCATTTGATGTAGCTTGTCATAATATTTTCCTATGCTGCTGGCCATATCAACTATTTCTGCAGTGTCGTGAATAGTGTTAAACACTTCTTTTGGCACATTGTAGATGTTGCGAATAATATGACTGTAGCTGCGACTGTGGATGTTAGTCTCAAAGAACGTCCAGTTGTAGACCAGTGCTTCTAGTTCTGGCAGGCTTACGACCGGAGTAAAGATTTGGCTGGGGCCACGACCTTGCAGACTGTCCAGTGCTGTTTGTCGCAACAGGTTGCTGGTAAAGATATGTTTAACTGCATCAGAAGCTTCCTTAAAATCATTCGCATCCTTGGTTAAACTTATTTCCTCTGGTACCCAGAAAAAACCACGTGCAGTAGTTTCAAAGTCTGCTATTTTTTTATACTTTACTTCTTCGAAACGTTGTATAGTAACTGGTCCCTCGGGGTCAAGAAACATTTTTCTTGTTAGGTAATCTGTTTTAGATTTTAAATTGTATTGTTGTTTACTCATCTATTGCTCCTTAATTTCTATTAGTTTTCCATCTTGATATTCTGTTATAGCGTCATATAGTGCGTTTGCGATTATAATATTTGTTTTAAGTTCTCCCAGGTGATTGGGTCTAAAGTCCTTGCTCATATCCTGTGGCACATCACTTTCATTGAAGGACAATGTTGCTAGAGCAGGTCTTATTTCAACACCCCGGGTAAACCTAAAGGGATAACTAACATTATCGATGCGAAATGTTTCTTTTTCTGTATCTTTTGCTTCATTTACTTCCCCAAAACTCCAGAGATTTATTATTTTTTTGTCAGGATATCTATTTAACAAAACCTGATTAAAATAATAAACTGTTGCATTATGTCTTAGTATATGAGCTTCATCATCAAATAAACATCTATAATATGTTTTTGCTGCCTGTGTTATTTCAGGATCATCATTTTTATCAAGTGAACCCAATGTAAGATTTCTTACTTTGTAATTATAAAGTCTATGCGAGTCTGTCCAGACAAACACGCAAATATCAGGAATCTTGTTGACCTTGGCAAATTTGTTAAACTGCATTAATATGGCATCTTCTATAGAAGATCCAGCTTTTCCTGTATGTACAAGATTTAAACCCAGCCTATCCACTATCATACCCAGGTAACTATTGGGACTGTGACTATAGCAAAAACTGTCACCAAAAAAACCGATTGACGTTGGCATATTAAAGTTTACAGGCTTCGCAATCTTCTAGTTCATCAAAATTAACATTTTCTAAGGAACTAGGTTGTGGAGTTTCTTCCACTTTGCTTCCCTGTTTGTTAATCAAACTGTAGTAGAAAGTCTTGATACCCCAGTGATGTGCTAACATTAGATTTTTTGCAATTAACGTAGTAGGTACTTTTCTATCCGGGTAATTTGCAGGATTATAAAAAGTATTAGTGCTAATACTTTGATCCACATAAGCCTGAAGTACTGCCGCAGTTTTAAGATAACCCACACAATCTTGCTGTTCCCACATAAGTTGATATTTTGATTTTAACTTATGATAATCAGGAACAACCTGTGTAAAACTACCTGCCTTGGACTCTTTCGTGCTGATTAAACTCATAGGCATTTCAATGCCATTTGTACTATTAATAACAACACTACTAGACTCAACTGGAGCGATAGCCATAAGAGTAGCATTTCGTACACCATACTGTTTCATCTCCTCGCGTAAAGGTTCCCAATCTAGTTCAGGCGTAAAGTCAGCTAACTCGTTGACTCCAGCTGCACGAAATTCCCAGGGAAAATTTCCTTGCCCATATCTTGTGCGGTCACTGTCTAGACACTTACCTCGTTCCTTGGCCAGTTCCACTGTAGCTTCTGTTAGATAGTAAGCCTGATGCTCCATCCAACTCTTGACTTCAGCTAGAGCATCTTTCTCGCCATACTTGTGTCCACGTTTGGCGTGCCAAAAACCAAGATTAGTTACCCCGATTCCCAGTGGTTGTATTTCGTCATTGCTTAGTTTACTTTGTATGCTTAAAAAGTCTTGGTAATCTAATATATTACACAGGCTGCGTTGTAGAATACGGCAAGCACGACGCATATCCTCGGGATGACGGAAGGCTCCCCAGTTAATACTACCAAGAGTACAAAGTGCAATTCTTCCCTCTACGTCATCCAGACGTTTAAAGGGTTTGGTTGGCAATAGAATTTCACAGCAAAGGTTACTCTGATAAATTGTATGATATTCAGGATCAAAAGGTCCTTGGTTCATTACGTTGTCAATGAACACTAGATAGATACGTCCTGTGTCAGTGCGTTCTTTTAAAATACCACCACGGAAAACTTCCTCCGCACTCATTACTTTTTTACGTAGATCTTTTCTTTGTTCATATTTTACATATAGTTCTTCAAACAGTGGTGTATTCCGGTAGAAGGCTTCGTAGAGATCGGGAACTTCGTTGGGGTCAAAGAAGGTAATGTTTTCTCTGTTTTTAAATCTGCGCCAGAAGAACGCACTGAGAACCACTCCATAGTCCATATGACGGACCCTTGTCTCATCTGTACCCTGATTATTTTTAAGCACAATAAGATCATCAAACTGATGATGCCAAATAGGATAGAAAACAGTAGCACTAGCATTACGAATACCTCCCTGTGAGCAACTACGTAGATCACCGAACCACTTTTTAAGGAATGGAATCATTCCTGTATGCATAATTTCGCCACCACGTATGGGACTACCTAGTGGACGTAGACGTCCTATCTCCAAGCCGATGCCTGCACGTTTGCTGGCATACTTGGCCATCATCTCGCCGCTAGCGAATATACTGTCCAAATCATCATCAGACCTAATAAGAACGCAACTAGAAAATTGTTTAGTCGGAGTGCCAAGACCAGCAAGGACAGGAGTAGCAAGAGTAAAAAGACCATCACTAGCAGCATTATAATATTCCTTAATGTAACGCATACGAGCAGTCTGCGGTTCTTCTTTATGAAAGACCGTGGCGGCTGCCACCATATATCTAACCTGTGGCGTTTCGTAAATTTCCTTGGTGCTGCGATTACGCACCAGATATTTTTCTATTAGCTGTTCAATGGCAGCATAACTGTATTGCTCGTCTTTGTTATGGTCGATAAACTCGTCCATCTTGTTCCATTCTTCTTCAGTGTACCACTCAAGAAGTTCAGGAGTATAAAGTCCCACTGCTACATTCTTTTTTATAATTTCGTATAGCCTGGGCACAGTATATTGGCCATAGACATCCTTGCGCAACATACTAAGGCGCTGTTTACCCGCCACGTATTGATAGTTTACGTGACCTAGGTCAGGATTATTTTCTACATCAATAAGATTTACTATGGCACGTAGAGTAATTTCATCTATCTCACGTGTAGTGATGCCGTCGTAAAAATGAGGCTGTGCTGTAATTTCGATCATTGATTGGCTGACATCAGCAGTGCCACTACAGACCTTGGCAATCTGTGTCTGCCATTTTTCTAACATTAGGGGTTCTTTAGTTCCATCTCTTTTTGTTACTTGAATTTGCATAATTTGAGTCCAGTTTTTATTATATTATATGTTTAAGCTCTAGCTCGGCAGAGTCGATAGTTCTGACAAGCTGTAGGTCTGATTCGATGTGTTTTTTATTTACTACAGTGTCGTGAACTAAATTAAGCACATATTTTCCATCATCAATGAACACGGTGTTAAATTGCTCTCCGCTAGATCTATTTTTAAAAATTCTGATATCTATCATACTGTTCTGGCCGTGGTCGCTTAGGTAATAAGTATACACTATTCCTAGAGCTATTGCAAGATTACAGTACTCATTATCATAAATTAATTCCCAGGGATCAGGCCAATTTTTGACATTATCTGTGGTAAGGTAGTACTTAACAAAAGGACAATAACTCCAAAGGTGAGAGATTTCCTTGATGGCCTGTTCCTTGTCTAAACTTGATATTCTAGATCTGAAACTTTGCCAAAAGCGAAGTCTCTCGTCGGGCTTCAAATTCCACATCGAGTAAGGAGTTTTTTAATAATTATAAAGATTGAGCTTCGTAGCCTGTGCCAGATTCATTACCAGGTGTTTTAAGTAAATTATCTGGCGTGTAAAACATACTATTCATATAATAGTACAATTCAACATCTTCACTGCTTCTATTTTCAAATCTAATAGTAGCATATTCTATACCATCATCAAACGTTCTAACATCAACATTAAAGTTCAAAAGGCTACTTGATGGAGACGGTTCACCATTGGAAATGTAGTCATCATTGATACTACTATCATAATCATCTAGATTAGCATCATTTGTACCTGATCTAGCATTTTCTTTATAACTTATGGTAGCCACTCCTGACCTGCTGTAACCACCTGTTGTTCTTAATTGATATCTTATGTAGGTAGTGGGCTCAGCTTCAGTCAAAGGATATAAAACGAAAGGTATAGTTTCTAGAGTAGCAGGATCAGTGTTGCTAGAAGGAAGATTTTTGTACTTATTTGGAGGAATAGTTAATTTTATAACTTCATAAACACCAGAAAGACTTTCTGCAATGAAAGTGGCAAAACTTGCCTCTGTGACAATTTCTGTAACTCCAATTACTGGAGCACCTTCTGCAAGGGTGCCATTACCTATATATAATCTTTGTGTATCTACACTGAAACCTAGCTCAGCACTGGCTAGTTGTGGTGGGCTTCCTGTGCCTCTACGATGTTTTATTTGAGAAATTTGTACAATTGCCATATACCTGCTCCTATTTCGTATTTAGCAGTTAGGCAGTTAGGTAGTAAAGTTCTACTCTACGTAGCCACTGATCTTGCCAGTAAGCATAATCAGCCGGGGTCAGTTCAAACTCCTGATACTGTGGAGTAGCATAACTGCCATCAGGTAATTGCTCAGGGCGAGCACACATCAATATAACCCCAGACTTTATATCAGTGCCGTGAGTATTATTGTGTGCCTCTGCGTAGGCGACTAGCTGAATAAAATAATCATCTATCCATTCTCGCTTCTTGGGTTTATTAGTTTGTTTAAAGTCCATAATAGCAGGCTTACCTTTCCACAGTCCAATACAGTCTGTGGTGCCGGCATAGAGTCCACTGTAATACACTGGCACTTCGCTACCCCAGTATTCAGTAACATTACCTAGTCCTTGAAGAATTACTTCAGCAGCCATAAACCAGCTGGGCTGGGCAAAGGGATTAGTAGGTAATTCTCCGAGATCGTCATCACGTATATAACGTTCTAGATAGGTGTGCATACGAGTGCCACGGCTGGCTGCTTCGGTGGTAATAGCCTGTGCTTGTTTCTCACCTACTCGCGCTTTCCAGTCAGCCAGGACTTGCTTTTTTTCTGCTGGTGTAGTAGCAGCGAGAATAGTAGTGACACTGGGGACAGCCTTGCCGTCAGGCAAGCAATAGTGTCGCTTGCCGTCCTCAAATCGTCTAGTAAGAGTTTTATAGTCGTATCGTTGAGTAATCATTTAAACTCTGAAACTTTCTCCGCAACCGCAGCGATCACGTTCGTTGGGATTAACAAACTCAAAACCTTCATTAAGGCCTTGGCGTCGGTAATCCATTGTAAGTCCATTGATGTAAGGCAAATCTTTGCCGCTAATCCAGACTTTTACACCATTAGAATCGTAGGTTGTCCATTCATTTGAATCAGGAACATTATCAACATATTCAAGTTTATAGGCTAGTCCGGAACAGCCCGTGGTCCTTACACCAATCATAATTCCCTGACCGCGACCACGTTTTTCTATTTGCTGTTTTACTTTTTTTGCTGCTGTATCTGTAAGTGTAACCATTATGCATACTCCGGAATTTTAATAATTCTACTTTTTCTACCGTTTTTAAAAAAGTTTGTTCTTTGTGTTTTGTCAACATTTTCCAAAACTAGTTTAGTAATGCTATCTGCAAACGCCCAGTGACTGGCAGCATAACCATATTCACAAGCCGAATATATTTTATTATTTAAATCTAAATCTACAGTGTAGTAATAACTGTCTTTTTCTTTCCAATTAGTATATAGGTTTTCTCTTAACCCGTGATAATATTTGGTTTTAGTAAAAGCTGTAACAATTTTTTCAAAATCAAAATTTAAATATTGATATAAAAACTTGAAGGTAGTAAGTGTAACATAAAATTGTGTAATAACCGACATTTCTACCATATCTGATTCAGAAAAAGATACACAAGAGGACATAAATGTGCCACGGAAGTACTTATGGTCTGCACTGTATCTTATACTATCGCTATAGGTAGGTTTCCATTTAGCAGCATATTCAGGATTCATATAGGCTGGACTGCTAGGTAACAAAGAATGTAAAAAGGGCTGAAGTACAATATTATGTCTAGCTATTTCTGCAAGTGTAGCTCTCCAGCTTTCTTTAGTTTGTCCCGGTAGGCCTTGAATTACTTGTACCTTGGTTTGTATTTGGGGATATGACTCTCGCAGTTCGTAGGCCATCTTTAAATGATCGTCCCAGCCTACATCAGGTCTATCGATGTTTTTAAGCACCTCTTTATTGATATCCTGAACTGCTAACATAAAACCAAGTCCAGTAGATTCAGTAAAATTGTTTGTGTTAATTCTAGCAATAATATGAAACATCTTTAACACATTGTCTTTTTTAAGTTTAGCAAAATTGCCGTCTACTTTGAAACCTGCATTTTCCTTGGTATTTTTTTCAAGAATATATTTTACTAGATCTATATCTTCCTCGTATTGTCCCACGTTGGCATCTGATAATAATATATTTTTGATTCCTAGTTCCTGGAATAAATCTATTTCATCCTGATAGCTGCCTTTGCGTCTAGTAGTTTTGTTAGTAAACCCTGAGTTCCAGTCACAAAAAGTACAAGCGTAGGGGCAGCCTCGTGTGAGTTCGTAGGGCATACTTACTTCGTAACCCTGTTGGAAAATATCTTTTATTATTCTAGAAAAATAATCTCGATTATACAAATAGGGACTTGTTTTATTCTGTGGAACATATTTCCATTCTGCGACTATCTGTTTATTTTTTTCCTTATCAAACCACGCAAGATTAGAAACATTAAATGCTATTAATTTTTTATCGTTTACAATACTATTAACTAAGTCAGCAAAAGCATTTTCGCCGGAAGCATAGATAGCATAGTCAACAAAAGGATATTTTGTAAAAAAATCTGGATTTTGTGCAACATCTATATGCGGTCCCCCCACAACTATTTTAGTTTGTGAAGGAATATGAGGCTTAATAGCCTCTAATTGTTCCATAATACTATCGTGATTCCAAATATAATGGCCTGTGCAAAATAGATCAGGTTTTTCTTTGTTTATTATGTCTATTAGTTCTTGATTGTTTTTTTCAAACTGTATAGGCAATAACCATTCTACCTTATTAGCTAAATCTGGATTGTTAAGTTCCAAGTGCGTTTTAAGATATACACTGGCTAGAGATGGATAAACAGTCTGTATACCGTCTCTGAAATAATCAAAATCAAAAGAAGCTGCAAATACTGCTACTTTATGATAAAATAAAACTTTTATCATTGATCTGCTAAATGTTTACTTTTATAGTCTGCTAGGGCCGCTTTAATTGCATCTTCCGCCAATATGGAACAGTGGATTTTGACTGGAGGTAACGCGAGTTCTTCCGCAATATCGGTATTCTTAATCGCTGCCGCCTCGTTAATACTCTTTCCTTTAAGCCACGTAGTGACAAGCGACGAAGATGCGATCGCTGAACCGCAACCATAAGTCTTAAATTTGGCATCTGTAATAATGTCATCTTCTACCTTAATTTGCAATTGTAAAACATCTCCACAGGCAGGTGCGCCTACTAGACCAGTTCCCACTGCTGGGTCATTTTTATCTAATTTACCTACATTTCTTGGATTTTCGTAATGATCTACTACCTGATCCGAATATGCCATTCTTGTCTCCTATATCTATATTTAATGTAAAAATGAGTCGCTGAAACTTTGGCCTAGTCTATACTATTTTGGGCCTATTGTAAAGTAAAAAGAGTGTTTTTATTTTTGTCTACGTTTTACTGCTTTGTTGGCCATTGCACTGACAGTTTGCTGAGAATTATCTGGCATATTAGCACTAGATAGATTGTCAGTATCATTGGTTTTGAATGTAACCGTGTCTGGTTCAATATTTTTGACTACATTTTTTACAGCGGGATTTCTGTCATTTAGATCCCTTAACGCATCAGCAGTAAAACTATCAGTGCGTAGGGCATTGCCCAGTTGATCCAGAACGGCATCAATGTCCATTCTGGGTTCCATTTTATTTTTTATAATTCTTTGCTGAATCTGTGCTAGAGCTGCCACAGCAGGCATATCTTTTTTAGCGAGCTCTTGTTTGTGAAGTTGTTTATGTTTGAGTTCTGCTTTGCTCATTGGACTCGTTGGAGAGGCCTGACCCGGCTGTTCCAAACCCATTGGTTGCATATCAAGAGGGGGTGCAGGAGGCGCCAAGGGCGCCTGCTCGCTGACAAACTCTTTAAGACGCATTATCTACGCTCACGACCTAGAGGCTCGTTACCGCCCACTGCTGCTGCGCTGGCTGCGAAATCATCTTGTGGTTCTTCTTCTTGATCTAGGTCACTTACTTCAGGCTCCGGGCTGGACTCAGGACTTGGTCCCAGTGGTTCATTCATAGGAGCTTCCTCACCAGCTAATTGTCTAGCGCCACTGTCTAATGACTCTCTTGTAGAGTTTAAAACTGTAAGTAAATTGTTTAATGCTTCCTGTGCCTTGTTCTTAAAGCCGTCAGCCTGAGCTGTACCGATTTGATCCTTAATAGTATCTAGTAAGGGAGGTAATTGCTCATTTAACATCTTGCTAGCATCTGTGATCATATCCTGAATACTATCAACCATATCCTTGGCTGCTAATACTGCTTCTGCACTTTCTAGTTCACCTTCTAGTAGCACATCCTGTTGTTTGATCCACTCTGTAAGTCCTTCACGAACCATAAGCATTTCCATATACTGAGGATCACGTTCGGCGCTGTGTATAGCAGCACTGCGACGTATGCGGTCTAGGCCCTCGTCCAGGGCTAGCTTGAGACGCTGGGCCTTGGCGTAGTCTAGTTTATCGTAGTCAATTTTAAACCCGAAACGGCTTTCCATCACGCGGTTTAATTTCTTGGTTTTTTGTGGTGTTAGTTCTTTTAAGTTCATAATAGGTCTTCCCAGATTTTAATGTATTTAGCACTTTCCAAACTTTCTTCCAGTTCTCGTTTAGCATTAGCTAGTGAAAGCTTGGATTCGTGATATCTAGTAGTATAAAGCAGCTTTTTAAAATCATCTAGATTTGTTGTTCTATTGTTTAGCTTTTCTCTATAAAATTCTGTATCTTCGTAGCGTCTAGCAGTTTCCTGATCTGCATAAAGTATCTTATCAGCTAGTCTAAACTGATTTAGTGTAGTCAGAGCACAGTAGAAAATTGCAGCGGCCCTACTGTAAAAAATATGCACTTTAACCCCTGTTGTATCCACACGGTAGATATGAGTGCCTTGATGTCTTATTACAAAATTGCCTATAGTCCAGGTATTTTTGTTTATTTCTATGCAAAGTGGTACACGGGACCGTGATCTTATACGTCTATACTCTTGCTTGGTCCAGTTTTTTATTTTATCTAGTGCTAGATCTATTATGATCTGCCCTAGTTGGTTGTTTGTAAATGATTTGGTTGTTGTCATTGATTCTCAATAGTAGATCTTTATTTACAAGTTGATTGGCTATCAACTGTTGTCTCTCCGACAGATCTGACTTTAAAATTGATTCCTTGGTTCTAAGTTCCTTGAGTAGCTCTGCTTCTTCGTTGTTGAGAGCTACGTGCAATTTTGTATTGGCTTTAAGGATTTCAGTTATTTTCATTTGGTGGCTAGATGTACTAAAAGTCCTATTACTGCTGTTAGTAAGATGCCCAGTACACTTGTGCCAATCGTTATGAACTGTTTATCAGTATTACTGGATTTGTGTGAAATAGTATCACGTATAGCCACCAGATGTTCTTCTACGTTTTCCAAACGTTTGTCTATTCCCGCAATTCTGCTTTCCAGTTGCTTATAACGTTCAGCGCAGAGTTCAACGTGCGCTTCTAGGTTTTCTTTTTCTATGTCTGTAGAGCTCATTTTATTAATATTTTACTGACCCTGTATTTAGTAACTGCAAAATTTTAGTAAAAAATAAGGCAACCTAGGTTGCCTTATTTGACTTCTTTTATACTTACCTAGATATTAGGAAAGTTGTAGTTTCATACCTACGTTGGTTACAGTAGTAGAAATATTAATACTTGCACCTGTTAGTGCTGCATTAATGTTGGACTGTAGAGTGCTGGTTGTCCAATCACTTTCTTCTACTAATACACTTAGTAGAGGGCTGTCTACCTGATAGGCTAGGATAGTAGCGCGACTAGAGATAGCTCTTAGTGCAACTTCAATTGCTTCGCCTGCGCCAAATGCTGTAGCAATACTTGCATTAGCATTAACACCAAAAGCCTGAACTGGCTTACCGATACCGGTAGAGATAATAACTGCTTGTGAGTCTTGATTGCTAATGGCTGCATTAGCTGTGTTAGTTACTGGACTAGCACCACCATTGGTTCTTGTAAATACTGGCATTTTCTTGTTCCTTTAAAAATTCTGCGCACTGCGCATATCATTATTTATACCAAATGTATTAATTATCTTGGAATTAGGCAGGATTTCTATTGCGACTTTTCTGGAAATTCTCTCTGCTAAATTCCAGACGATCAATAAGTTTAACTACCTGGCCATCGCCGCCTACAGCCACAAATCCCTCGGGCTTGGTTACTTTATAGCCGCTTTCCGTTTTGATAAATGTCCCCACAGTGCTTTCTATCATCTGTAGTTTCTTTACAAAAAACAACTTCAACTCCACTGCTTTTTTATACAGTGCTAGTATGCTTAATAATGTGTTACTATTATCTGCTATAAACTTTTTGATAGCTTCCACACGTTCCAGTCTATCCTGTGCTGCTTGACTTTCAGGCCCGCCTTTAAGTTTGGCTATTTCTGCTTGCATTTTTTGTTCTACATAGTCCTGGAATTCCTTTAAGAACTCTATAGCACTTCCCACCTGTGTTTCGCCCTGCTGTACCTTGGTGTTGATAAAAGGTTTAATATAGGTAACAAAATCGCTGGTTTTATTATTTCCTGCACCAAGGAATCTATCAAATACTGCAGGGTCAACCTTGCTAAAAATTACAGCAACACGATTAAGCTGTGATTCCACACGGCGAGCTTCCTGCGGTGTTAGTGTGGCAATACCTGTCATATCTTCGTAATAGGCATCGTCCCACCAGACATCACGTATGTGTTCTAGGCTGCTTGGATTAAATCTAAAATGCGCCTTCATATCAGGTAGATTGGGAGTATCACTTAGGGGTTCTTTCCCTTGCTCCTGTCTTTCCTGTTGATCTTCTGGAGTAGGTGGAGTCCACTGGTAGACTGTATGGAACACAATACCCAGTTTAGCTGCCTGCATCTGTTTTGCCAGGGCGGCCTGATTTTCCATATCCACTGCATAGGTAATAGTGTTAGGTGTAAAGGTTAGATAACGTCTTCCATTAATTTCTTGTTCTACTAGATCTCTATTAGTACCACGCACAAACAATAGATCGCCTTTAATAACATCCTTGATACCTAGCTTGGGAAGATACTGCAAACAAGCTTTGAGTGTAGCTGCAAGTTCAGGAACATCCCCATACCAGTTATCTATATCTTTGTTGCTTTTACAAAGTTTAGCAGCCTTACTAAAAACACTTTTTGTACCTATAAAAAATGTATTGTCTTCTGGATCTATACCACAGTGTATGGCTGGACTACCGTCCCACTTAACAGTAACACGAGTATTTTCTCCTGTGCCTTCCTTGGTCAACATCTGTTTTAGACCTTCTATGTAGTTGAAAGCTTCTAGAGCACCCACATAACCCTTGTTAAAAATTTCATCTTCAAGATGTTCTAAGTGTGTTGCTTTCTCGTCAGACTCGTTGAGGCGTCTCCAAGTAGGTTGTGTATTTTTAATTTCAAAAAGTCGCATTGTTATGGTGTTCCTTGTTCTGGAGCAGTTGCTGGTGCTGCTGTGGTAGATGTGCCTTGTTTACCAGCTATTTTTTGTTTTCTATTTTGTCTAGCTCTTTGAAGGTTAGCAGCACGTTTTTGTTGTGCTGCTGCCTGAGTGTTTATCTGTTGTGCCTGCTGACCAACAGTTTGAATTATAGAGTTTAAATTATTAATTTCTTCAGGATCAGTAAGTGGTCCACCACCCACATAGCGCCACTCTCTAGTTGTATTATCGTAACTATAACTATAGGGTTTTTTAGTGTTAGGATCTATTGTGCTTATTCTACTTGGAACATCTCGTCCCTGCTCGTCTTTGTAACCCACTCGTACAATACCTCTTGTACCATCAGCAAAACTAACATCATAGGTATTATCTTGATCCTGGCGAGGATTTACCTGACCTAGTTTAGCTGGCTTATAGGCTGCTGCACGTTGTGCCAACTGCTGCGCCTGCTGTTGTGCTTTTTGATATTCAGGACTTATGTTGCTTGTACTACTACTAGCATTAGCAGAGGTGGTGGTGGGAGCGTCAGTGTAGGGCGACGCTGTAGCTATTCTGTTCCTACGGGAGGTCTGAAAGGCCTGATCTGCGCCAGGCACTAGACCAGATATAAAACCCTGAGCGAATCCGGGTTGATTTTTTAAACTACCCAGTGGTGTTGCTGTGGTCTTCTCTAGGATTATTTCTTTTATTTTCATTTTGTATTCGTTTAACACCACGGCTGAACTTACTTAGATCCTGGGATCTAATACTGTTTAAAAGTCTACGCTCTAACTCATCCGCTTGTTCAGCATCGTAGTTCTCTCTTATAAAACCTATAAGATTAATTGCGCCCTGTATTACGTGATTGGCGCGGCTTTCTACTAGACTTTCCCTATCTCGCTCTCGACGAATGCTATCTAGTTCCTCTAGTATACTACGTGTGCGTTTTTGCAAGATCAGCTCCGGATTAGTAATATTTATGTTTTATAGGGTTTTGGAAGTTTTAAGACTGGCCAGCATTTGTTTAAGCTTGGTACTCTGTGCTTCTCCAAGATCCTTGCTACCACTATCGTCGTCTGCACTGGAACTATCTCGAGATTCCACGTTGGTCTTGGCCTTGATCTGATCCATAATACTGCCAACCTGTGGTTTCAATGTACCTGGTCCAGCGTCTTCCCCGGGATCAGTGATACGCATTGTTTCAATATTATAATCAAGATCTATCTTCATACCCACCCCTGTACTACTACGACTCTTCATACACTGTATCTGGTAACGGCCTCGCTCGCGCATCTGACGACTAGTAAAAATACCAAATACATTATCTGCTGTGTTAATTTTACTGATACCACCCGAAATATGACTGTGGTCAAATTCTACTTCTTCCACAGCACTACGGTTTAGCTGACTTGCTGTGACCATTAGTACATTAAGTTCCTTGGCTAGGTTGCGCAATTCTTCAGATACATACTTGTCTTTAATAAACAAGTCATTGGGACTGACCTTAGCACTTACTGGCATCAACAAATCTAAATAGTCGATCATCACAAAGTCCACTGCGTTGCCAGTCTGTATCTGATATTCCTTGAGGAAACTTCTTATATCGTTGATGTTGCTTTGTGCGGGCAGTGCCTTGATGCGATACTTACCAGACTTTTTACTCACCAGCCTAATTTTAAGTTCTGTGTTTTCTACGTCTCGACGTATGTCCTTGGTACTTGTACCAGTTAACATAGCATCTGTTCTCAAGCCACAAAGCTCTTCACTAAGTTCTAGACTGATATAGACACCACTCAGTCCCATCTGTAGCCAGCTTAGAGCTATGTTCATCATAACCAGTGATTTACCTGATCCTGACCCACCGGCAAATATGTTAAGCTCTCCTCGACTAAATCCACCATAGAGTACTTTATCTAGTTGTGGCCATCCTGTGCTGACCTGTCCGCCACTGTTAAAGTATCTATTAATACGTTCACTGGGATTGGCAAAGTAGTCTGTGCCCATATCTCGGGTAAGTCCAATCTGCACTGCATTTTTGATAATGTTTTCCACGGGATCATACTCGCCCTTTTCTATCATATCTGCAGATTTCAAGATAGCACGTTCCAGTTCACGTCGACGACTAAAGCCTTCAAACTCCTTTAGGAACCATTCTCTAGTACCATCATCAAGATTGTCAATGACTCTTAGCTCAACGCCGGTCACTGCCTGTACTTGTTCTCTACTAGGTAAACTTTTATAATCGTTACTATGCTGGCTGATAAATTTAGCCGCATCCTTAAGAGCTCGATCAAAGTTTTCATTATTGTAGATATTCTGAATCCTGACATACATTTCAGGATCAGTGATCATTATTTCTAAAAATAACTTCTGTGTTTCTGTATTATAATCTTTTGCCATTAATGCACTACTCCACGTTTTAGTAATTCTATTTTAATTCTACTTGTTTCACAAGCATCCAGTATGGACTTGAGTACAAATAGCTGACCATATTTTACAACCGCTTCATTTATATCCTTGCAGGTTTCCCGCCAGACTGGGAAACTTACTGACCAACCTAGTTCAAGGGCTTGGTCCACTAATCGTTGTCCAGCCCAGATTTTTTTGCCGGACTTGGGATGAGGCTTGACATCAAAATCAGGAACTACGATGATTTCTCTTTCTAGATTTTCTATAAGTTCAGCCTGCTGTTTACTTACTTCATTGGTCAATATTGCCACACCATCTATACTCATAGCATCAAAAGGTCCTTCACAGACTATGACAAATTTTTTATCCGCTGTCTGTCTATCCAGGTTAAAAACAAAATCTGCTGGATGGCTACTTCTATACTTGGGCTTTACATCATCTATTACAGCGCGAGCTGTGTAGCCCACTATATTTCCCTGATAGTAAAAAGGAATAATCACACGTTTATGTAGATTATAAGCTACTTCAGGAGTCCACCGGAAGTTATATTTACTTGTATCTATCTTGCGGTCATCCATTATATACTTTACCACACTGTGGTACTCTTCGGGTATATGTTTATAGTCTGCGAGAGTATAATGTGTGGCTAGTTCTACAATGTCCCTGGACTGCTCGGGAAGTTCTCTTGACTCAAAAGTTATGGCAGTATTTTCTTCTTGCACTGCGAGTGCGCTGGGATCAATTAAGCTACGATATCTAGTTGCTTCTATTGCAAGACGTTGTATTTCTAGATCATCTGTGCCCAACCATTTAAGTAATCTTCTAAATTTATAACTAAGAGATCTGCCAGGCTGGTAGCTGGCTGTGTAAGAACAGTTAAAACAATGATAACTGACGCCACCTTCCGGAGTGGTTTTTATACCACCGCGACTGCGTGTATCTGCACTTTCTCCACGATACACACAGCAAGGAGCATCAAAGCTTATCCAGCCACTCTGGCTGGTTTTTTTTCTAAAAGGAAGATGTTGTAGGACATAGTCCTGAATGGCAGAATACATAGTGTATATTCTACACTAGTTAGGTTGATTTAGCAAGACTTTAGAGTAAGGAATATGGTTAAATATGTTCCTGCCAGCTCAGACTAGCCACTGCGTCATCGTTATTTGTGGTTGCAATAGCAGCAATACAATAGATATCACTGACCCCATCAATAGTTCTACCTAGTTGTTGTGAAAAATCTATTTCGTTAGAACTTACAGAGGCTGCACCACCTTTATTTGATCCTACAAAAATGCCCTCGTTAATTACAGTGCCACCTGAAAGAGCATTGCTACTAATGTCATATTCAACACGACTATTGGTATCAGCACTTACCCAGGATGCCCCTGTGAGTGTGGGATTTAAAATAACTCTATATATAAAGGCTGCCTGCTGTAACCCATAAAGATCAAATTTACTAGGGGTCACAATTGAATCTATATTACCACTTTTTAACCTAATACAAATCAAAGGCCTAAACTCTGTATCTGATAAATTACGTCCGGTAAGTGCTGTACTTTTTGCTCTTGGAAGGCTTCTATTACTATATCCACCTTCTGATATAACTGTACTACAAATAGCTCTTAGATTACCTGCTGCACCTGTACTTGTTATTTCATATCGCACGGGTAAACAGGCAGTGGTCATATAAACTTTATCTAGTACATTAGCGTGATGGAAAGTGTGACAGATTATAAACTGACCATTTACAACAAATCCTGTTCTTACTGACCCCACACCTAGCCATTCTACATCACACCACCATATTTGGGATTTACTGAAGTTTAAAGTTATTCCGCTGGGCCCAGTGCCATCTAGTTTGTCTCCATTCCAGCTGGATCTAGCTATCTTTTCTGATGTATCGTCTACGGTACCTGAGGTAAACTTTCTTATAACCATATTGACCGTGGTGCCATCAAGTTCTAGATAGACGCCATTTTGTGCTCCAAAATATCCCACACGCTGTCTTAATCCCACTGTGGGTGTGGTAGCTGCAAAAGTTACAAGGGTTAGTAAGCTTTTACCAGGTTGGTAGGCAAATACTTGTTTACTTTGTCTTATACTTTCATCGCCATTGGAGGACACTGACATAAGTACACTACTTTCGTTAGCTAGGAAAGAACTCGTACCTCCCGCAGTATCTTTCTGATTCCATTTAAACTCATTATCATTGTAGCGCATTGCCCCATCAAACAATGTAAAAGGATTGCTAATACGCAGTCTACCAAAGGCATCACTCTGTACAGGACTAAAGAAACTTGTGTCACTAGTACCTTTAACCCAGATGGGGTTAGATTCACTATTAGTGGTAGTGTTTTTACTAATAGCTATAGGGTTGCCTGTATCGTTTTTAATTTCTACTTCAGGTAAAGTTCCAATATTAACATTGCCTGAGACTGTGGCAGTTACATTACCATCCACAGTGATACTCCCGCCACCATCTACCACTGTTACATTATTGGTTATAGCTACGTTACCGCCTACAGGAAGATATGGTGTAGTAAGTATACCACTAGTTCCCACTTCTGTTATATGTGCGGAGTCTACGTTAACATTTCCCGGAACATTTACATTACCGCTAATCACTATGTTGCCCTCTATACCAGTGCGAAGCGCAACGTCATCGTCATTAGTTAGATAAAGAGCATTAGTAAGATTTTTTAATCTATAATCAACGTTTGCTAATTTATTACTATCACTCATACCCAGGGTCTTCCATTAATTAAACCTCCAGTGTTGGGGTTATTTACAACCGTATTACCACTGTACTGAGTGGGTAACTGTGTTATATCATAATTGTTTCTAGCTCTATAAGCAGGAGCAAGTACATTCCCTCCAGCCTGGCGGTCGATCTGAGCTAGGTCAAGTTTTGCAACTTGTCTATCTTCCTTGCTAGATAAAGTACTGATCCCGTTAGCAGCCATAATTATTTTGTATTGTTATGGACTCTTATCTGTCCGTAGGCGCCAAAATTATCATCAGTGTAGGCTGCGGTATTAGCTGAACCGTTATCAATTTTAATCATATAATTGTAGGTACTTCTGTCTAGCCCTGCTACATTGGCACTAGTTATAGTTAATGTCCATAACCCCGCTGCTGCGTTTATAGCAGTGGCAGTGCGACTTAGAACTACATTACTGTTTGCGCCCACATAATCATCAATTACATCTAGACGAACAGTGACGTTGGATAAAACTGTGGGTTTCTGATCCTGATTCAAAAAACGTATCTGTATGGGATTATCCACCTCGGGGTATATATCCACTGTTCTAGTGTACACTTGTCTGTTCCTTACAGTTGTAGAAAGATCGGTGTCGTAGACCACCGTGATTCTATTATTATAGATGTAACTGGTTATTTGTTGCATCTTGTATTTATATATTTAGTTATTTGGACATTTGGCGTCAGCACACTACCAGAACACTAAATAAATGAGCATTTTTAATACGATGACACTACCAGATCACCAAAATATATTAAAAGATCATCCTTTTTTAAGCTTTTTAACTTACGGGGGCAACGAGTACATTGGCATAGTCCAGAATCTGGACGATGTTATTACTAGCATCTACGATTTTGGCGCTTTAAAAACTGATCAGGAAAAAATGGCTTTTCTAGAGATGGGAGAGACCTGGTGGTGGGAAAGTAATAGACTTGTGCCCATAAACATATTTTTAAAATCTGACTGGTACCAGTTTAGATACACATTAAAAACATTCAACAGCAAGGACGTAGCTCTCAAATACGGCCCCGCTATTAGCCTAAAAGAAACAATCCTTAGGAAAAGTAAACGTAGAAGTATAATACTAGTTCGTAGAGTCTAGTAGATTCATATGAACTGCCACTAGATGTGCATAGGCAACGGCGTGGCTTTTCTTAAAATAATAACCACCGTCCTCGGGGCGATTCCAGATAGTCTGTGCTACTTCAGCCCAGGGCTTGCCAATTAAATGACGTTTAGCTGGCCTTATCACACTCAAAAACATTGCCAGTCTGGGTATACTGTTTACTGCTTCGGGCATTTCTATAAGTGTTTTGTAATGATTACCTAGATGTATTAGTTTTGCGCAAAAATCTTGTTCATAGAGGCGATGCCAGGCAGGTTCTTGTGCCATTAACTGTTTTAGATGCTCAGGGTCTCGAACAAGATTATAAACACTGACATTCAAAAAATCTAATTTAAGATATCCTAGTTCTTCTGCCGTTTTGTAATCAAGACTGGCCAACCCTGTATAGGGATCAACAGGGATTTCAGTAACATAGACACCACTGGCGTGACGTTGCCCATCCTCGAGTTTTGCAGGTGTGTGTTTAATAAGCTCTAGTATCTTGGACCTATCTGCAAAATCAATATCAATATCAGATGTAAATTTCATTTGATCCATTTAAGTATAAACACTGCAAGTGCTAGGTCGTCTCGTAGACGCCATCGATTAATAAACGTTCGTTGGCCTAGGTTATTTTCTTCAACCCAGGAATTAATTTCATCTAGTTCCTGTTCCGTATGATAATAATAATAGGCTAGGTCAGTGCTGTCGTAGGGATTATGTAGACACAACTCTAGGTCTCTTACCCAGTCAATTTTATAAAGTCTTTTAGGATTTTTCACAAAGTTTGTTATAACATCTGTAGTATAAAACATTTAGAGATATTCCGCCCAGCGTAGTGCAAACATAGTGGCGAAGGCTGGATCTTCACCCCAGAACCTAAAATGCAATTCATTTTTAGCAGACATCAAGGCCCAGTCATAGTCAACGTCGCGTTCTAATCCTAGATCACGGCACCAACGACTAATTTCTATACCTAGGGTGGCACGCCAACCTAGTTCCTGTCTAGTACTAGATTCCCTAGTTAAATCTAGTACAAATAATATCATAGGCCAGCTTGAGTCAATATTAACCTAGCCCACTCAGTGTCAGCCAGGTATTCCTTGAAACGACGATTCCAGTAATCAGGGTCAATATAAGGCATAACCAAAAGTACTTGCTCTGGGCTAAGAGTGTCAAGAAAGCCCAGACCACTATCACAATTGTAAAGAACCCAAGGGCTAATACGACCGGTAGTAATATGGTAGCAGACACGATTAGTGTTAGCGTGACGGAAATAATTACTATAATCGCCAAGAGAGTCCGTTCCATCCAGTCTAAGTTTTTCTGCATAATCCTGCATCTCCTTGATAGCTCGCTCCAGAGCATCTCTGGGGTTTTCTTTTCTTAAATATTCCCGCAACCATTCTTCATAAAAACTATCTTTACACCAATGATCTAGTTTTTTATTATTTTTTAATAACCAAGTTGTAAAGCTATTAGCATTAACAGCACGAACGCCAACCAGATATCTGCCGTAACGTACAAAAGCCAGATAGAAAGGACTGTCCACAAAGTCCTGATAGGTTTTAAGACGAGCTGATCCCTGAGTCGTTTCATAAAATTGTAAGTAGGCATTATATCCAATTTGTACTCCCTGTTCATTTTGTTGCTGCCAGCGACGTTTTTTCTCACACAGATGTGCCGCTAAAGAGCTTTCGCGGCGAAATACTTTATCACAATACTTACATTTAAAATCAGCCAAGTTCGCGTTTAATGTCCTGTTCTGAGTAGCCTGCATTTCTAGCCCATTCTTTTACAGTTTTAATGTCATTGAGCGACGCCAACAATTCAACATCATCTTGTTTTAAATCAGGACGAAGATTAGCCAAGAATTTTACTAGTTTACTGTTGGTGGTGCCTTCACGTTTTTTTGTGGACTGCCAGTAGTGCCGTTGTGAGCCCAGTCCCGGGCTAACTGTGGTTGCTAGTAGCCATTGTAATTTAGGATGTTTACTTAACTCAAAGAAGTTATGATTAAGTCTTTCATTGACAGCACGTATATACCATTCCTGCATATCTGCGCCGCCTTCTACTCCAGCACCCCAGCGTATCATTAGAAAAGGGCTAAACTTTTTCCGCTCCTCATCTGTGAGTTCGTCCCAGAAATCTCTGTTCTTGGAATCGAACTGACGCATTTCATTTTGTATACTTAATTTATCGGTCATATTTTAATAGAAACATAGTAAAGCTTGCTTCGTCCACGATGTCATAACTAGGTAGAATATATCCTGCATCATTTAAATGTATCCTGACACCATAATTTTGTTCTAACAAGACTTGCAGTTTGGTTAAATTTTCTAGATCAGGATCTTGTTTGACTGCATCCTCTCGAAAAATACGTAGCCTAGTCCAAAATTTGTCACGTTCTAGACGATAATCCCAAAAGTCAGTGACCAGACTATCAGGTGTTGTGTTGCCTTGTAAGTTCATATATTACTTTAACACGATCCAATGCTTCTTGTAAAGCAGGATTGGTGTCTGCTTGTTCTAATATAGGCATCCATTCGTCAGTAAGTTCCATTCTTCGGCGATTAATTTTTAGTGCGTATTCTTCACCTATTAGTACACGCTCCTTGGAACCCATCTCACGAGCATAGGTTCTCCCACCCACTCGTTCATAAATGTAAGTGACACCCGGTTTAAGACTACCCACGGTATTCATAGCCCCATTGCTCGTATAACCATCTAACAAAATCTCTAGCTGAATTATATTTTGCTTCCTCGTCAGTTAAAGATAAAGTATATTGTTCAGAAGCTTTACGTACACGTTCTAGCCATTCCTGTTCGCTTAGTTTACTCATATCACCATACCTTACTATAATTAACGATCTCACTCTGCCTACTTATATCCTTGACAAAGAAAGCACAGAGTGGACTTTCCACACCAGTTTCCAAGGGCACTGCCAACATCTGTCCAGGTTTAAGTTTAGGAAAATACCATTTTACATCCTGATAGATATCCATTACTTCTACTGGTTTAAATTCCGGCCTAAAACTCTTGATGGGATTGAAGGTGAACACGCTAAATCCTCGATCGTTTATACTAGTTAGAGGCACAACTTCTAGATCTCCCAGATCAGGTTCGCCAATTAATATCTGCCAGTCAACTGGCATTTTTATTTCATTCTCGCCTATACGAAGCACCAGAGCTGGTGCATTAAAACTTTCTAGAAAAATTAGCGGAATATAATAATAATCGGGATTACGAGGATCAGAATTATCTAGAACACAGAATCTTACATCATCAATTTCTTCAGGTATTTCATTAAGGCTGTAGGCTGCATTAGTGTCTAGTTGTAATATTCTCAAATTATTCTCCGTGTATTGCTTAAATTTAAAAGAGCTATTTCCATTCCACTCTTTCAAAGGTATAGGGGTAGTTAGCTTCAGTGTAAAACTTTTTACGTTGTGTTAGATGGCGTTTGGCAAATCTACAACTGCTGGTCAAGTCCCAGATTTGGACGAAGTCTTTGTCCTCAGCTCGTCTAATGCCTCGCCCAATACTCTGTATAACACGTACAAAGCTCTTTCCGGGTTCCAGAAGAACCAGATTAAAAATACGAGGGATATTAATACCCACAGCGGCCACACCATAAGTCGCCACAATAATCTTGTTAGTAGCAGTCGCAATTTCATCATATTCAGCTTGTCGAGTTTTAGATTTAGTGGATCCTGAAACAAACACTGCTGAATCAGGGGTCAGCATATTTAGTGCTTCCACTATTCCCCGGCCGGATTCTATTCTGTCCACTAATACAAGACTATTGCCAGTGTCTTTTATGTTATTGATTAATTCAGACAAAAATTTAATACGAGCTGTATCAGTAGTAAGATAATTTAGTTCGGATTTATAATCCGAATACTCTGCGTAATCCTGTAATTGTAATATATTCACGTGGCAGTCAGCTAGATGCCCTGCTTCCTGTAGCTCACTTGCACTAAGACGACCCACCACTGGCCCCAGTGTACATAGAATACTTACACGAGCGAAATCTTCTTTGGGTATAGTACCAGTCAGTCCCCAGCGTAGAGGCACACGACTAAAAACACCAGAAAGAAGTTGTTTGAGGACTTCTGCTTTAGCTTGATGTACTTCATCAACCATAACTAAAACAACATCTTGTGCTAGATCATCTATTAGATAGTCTTTGGGATCTTTAAGTAACCTAAGGCTCGCTGGTTCGTCTTCAGCATTTCTACCCTGACTATTTTTAATTAGAACATTGATACTCTGCCAGGTACAGATAACGTGCCTGTGTGCTAGTTCTTTTCTTTCTCCGTAATAGACTCCTACATCAAGACCTAGATTAATGTAATCTGCCTCGGTCTGTGCTACTAGACTTTTATTGGGCACAATGACAATGCTGCGCCCCTGCGATTCCACCGTCTTACTGAGAGCAGCAGTGATCAAGGTCTTGCCAGCACCCGTAGCTATCTCCTGAACACTCTGTGGATTTTCTAAAAAGTTATTGATTATTTCTACTTGATAGTCGCGGAAGGTTATGGGCTGTCCGGCCTGTGGATGACCCTGAGGCCAGGTTTTGTTGGCAAAGGTATCACTATCAAATCTGGGAAAGTTGAACTTAGTATTGTATTCTCTAGTGTCATTGATTTCAATATCATAGCCCTGATCATCTAGATAGGGCAGTATCTCGGGCAGTAAGTTAATGTAGGTAGTGCCACCTAACTGAAAATAACTTACCTTGCCATCCCAGCGTCCTAGACGTACCACAGGGAGATACCTGGCACCGGGAATTTCGAACTTGTACTTGTCCGAAAGATATTTTCTATGTTTAAGATCTAGTCCCTGTATTTTTACATTTACTTCGTCGTTAATCTGTAGTGTGGCTTGCATTGTTTATTATGGCAATCTTTTCTGCGCTCTGTAACCAACGAGCACGTTTGTGGCCTATCATAAAGGTAGTGGTAGTAACTAGCAATCTAGGCTCTATAGTGGCTTCGCTATCTCTGTCCAGGTAGACCAAGTCTTTACCATCTGTGTTCTTTTTAATCTTGGTCTGTCCTTGGTAAAGATACACTGGCAATCTATTAGTCAGTCTAGCATATTCTATAACTTTGTCAAGTGCCTGTGCTTCTTCTAGGTCTTTATCAAGCTTGATTGTTTTATTGACTAACCAGGGTATAAACTCCTTGTCAATATTTAATCTTTCTACTAGGCTAGTATCCACAGAGTAGCCTAGCACACTGCTATAATCCACCAACCTAACTAGATTATTCAAGTCTAGCCCTCCTAGGTTTTCGTTTATATATTCTATTAGACTAGTGGCAGCATTAGTAATCACTAGTTTATCATTTACTAGTCTAAGTTCTAGTTTGTAGGGTGTGCGTTCGCGTTCTAGCATAGCCTGTGCTAGTTTATCTATGTCATCACTAGTCTCAAAGTTATATATGTCTTTGACAGCCAAGATCCAGTTAAGAGTACTTTCAGTCATACCAAGGGCCCAGGTCTTTTCCTCGTCGTTCCATTTACCTGTGCCTTGACCTTCTTTGAGTTGTTTCTTAAGAGCGTTGATTAGTTCGCTGTCAAAGGGAAACTTTAAAATAAATTTATCTTGTTCTATGAAAACTCTACGTCTACGATCAATCTGACGTATGGGCATTCTGTAATCTAGAGTTTCTTCCAGTCCTGGGGCAATTATAGGAGTAGGTAGGTTACTTAATTGTTTTTTGTACTTGCTGACCAGTTTCCTAGCTAGATCAGCCTGACGGTCAGTGTAACCTAGTTTTGTTTCCGAAGTCTGACAAGCTAGGCTCTCAACAATATTAACGTCGTACCGGGCCAGATTTATGGGAGGTTGCTGTTGATTGAACAGACCGTAGAGTGCGCCGCTGGCATCACGATACCCGCCCAAAAATTCGATATAATGCTCAACGTAGGGAAATGTATTTTTCATAATTCATTATACAACATCTAGATTTACAAGTCAAAAAAAACCCTGTCTAATTTAGACAGGGTTTGTAAGGTCCGCCGCAGGAGCTAACTGAAAATCAGCAGACCCAGACCTTTAGGTCTGAAACCTAACCACCCGCACAGTAGGCGTGCCAGATGATATAATCTTTTACTAATGCAGGATCAGCTAGTTCAGGCGGTTGCATTTCAAAAGCCCTATTGGGCGTGGTCCACCAACGTTCTACTAGATCCTTGCTGCCTAGCATAGACATTAGGATTTGATCCAATCTGTCTCTCGATATTTTACCAGGTTGTGACATCTGTAATATCTACCCTAAAATCATCGTCCAGATATAAAGAAAACTTAATTGTGTAGCTTGGCCCAATACCCGAGCTGTTATCTATTTCCAGAGTATAATCATCTATCTCAGGAAATCGTTCCACAAGCTGGGCCATCTTTTTTATTTGTTCTTTTGTTAACAAAAGAGAATCTGTTGCCATATTATACCTTGACACAGGTAGTATTAGCCATTGCCTTCCATTTATTAGGGAAGCTCTTGCGGAGGTCAGCAATCTTGAGAGCCATACGCAGACTTAGTTCGCGCAGATTGTCCTTGGTTTCATCCATATACTCAATGATTTCTTCCTGTTCATCTTTGCTGAAATCATAACCATCAAACAATACACCGTCACCTGCAATCTGCTTAATACGCAGGATTTTGTCACGCTGAGTATCCAGGGTAAGATCCAGATAGTGGCAACGTGATTGCAGTGCATCCAAGTGATCACGCAGTTTTTGCGATTTCATCTTGTCAAACTTAAGGTTAGTGATAAAGATAACACTGCCTTTAAAATCAAAGGTTGAGGGGATACCCTCGTCCTTGAGTACACGGCTCTCGCTCAACCAGCTGATCTTGCGCTTCTTACCGGAATCCAGAGCACCTTTAAGCAAGTTAAGTGCGACGTCGTCTAGTAGGATACTGTCGCAATCATCAAACACGATAACACAGTTCGAATCTGAATACTTGTAGAGAGTTTGATACAGACCAATTGGGCTGGCACTGCCTTTTACTACCTCTGCACGTAGGCGACGTCCAGCAAGTTGATCTATAAGTTGGGCTTTTTCAATTTCTTGCTCAACACCAAAGCTCTTACCAACACCAGGAGGACCACTTACAATCATAGCACGAATGTCGCCGTTAGTAGCAGCCTTGGTCATTTCGTGCAGGATTTCAAAACGTTCGCGAATACGAGCTATTGCTTCTTGGTCTGTCTCAGCTGGTGCAGCCTGTGTGGGCTTGGTGTTGTCTTCTACAACAAAATTACCATTTGTAAATTGATAGTCCATAGGACCTTTAACATTAATGCGGATCACTTTTGGACCGCCGGGAATCTGTCCATCATTTTTGACAGCAATAAATGCGTTTTTGCCTGTGTTGGTAAAGGGCTGTTTTAGTTCAAACTGCATACCAGTACAGTCTTGATCGCGATAGCTGCCAGCAATAATTTCCACAATGGGTTTCATAGTTAGGCTCCTTGGTAGTTATTAGTTTATTTCGTAATAATACAGGAACCCGGGGTTAAAGTCAACTGTTAACATTTTATTAACTAAGTTGCTTAATTTGCAACGTTAATAAATTATTAATCTGAATTTTTAGTAGTATCAGCTTCAATATACTGTTTAATTACTCGCATTGCCTTGCGGCTGCTATCATAAACGTATTCAAGATCTTCATCTTCTGTATGCACTACTAGAATAAAACCGTTGGCTGCTTTGCGAATTTCGATAGATTCAAACATAGAAAAATCCCATAAGTGATTGATACCCCTATATTAACATAGAAGTATCAATACTGCAAGTGGAAATTTCTTCAGTTTATTTTTTTCTGTGGGTGTATTCCACAAATTGGTTGTTTTCTAAAAATTCTTCGTCAGTGACGTAGGGGAACTGATCATTAATTGGTCTTCCCATTTCCAATTTGGGTTCAATAAGCACTCGTTGGTCAATCACACATTCTATTAATCTTGAACCTTGCTGGAATAAGTCACTGTCTAATTGCTTAAGGTCCACAACCTTGGTATATTTCATACCGTAGGCGGCAGCTAGTTTTTCAAAATCAGGAACACCTGGTCCCTGACCCTGTGTGGTGGCGTGATGGCGTCCACCCATATAACTATTCTGGAATTGACGTATCATACCCAGACCCTGGTTATTAAATACCACCACTTTGATGTCTAGACCATATTCTCTTGCAGTCTGTAGTTCCTGTATGTTCATCTGTACACCACCATCACCATTAAAACTGACTGCCTGAACTTCAGGATTTCCTATTAGGCTACCAATAGCAGCAGGTAGACTGTAACCCATTGCATAGTGACCGCTACTAGTAAATAATTTTTGTCTACCTTTACGATTCCACATCTGATAGAGCCAAACGTGGTTGGCACCAGCATCAGCAAAGATGTGCGCATCATCATCAAGCAGACTAGTTATCTTTCTAACTACACTGTAGGGATTAAGACTGTTATATTTTTCACTTTCCTGACTAATATCGGTGTTTAGATATTTTTCTCTAATTCTATTAGTATATTCCAGCCAGTCTGAACTAGCTTCTGGCGCAGCAACATTAGGTAAAATTTTATCAAGGTGTGTAAGGTTAACTTGTATACCTGTAAATCTATCAGGATACTTTATTAATTCTTCGCCGTCAATATCCAGGGCCATTAGTTTAGCACTGGGCGCAAAATTATCCACGTTGCCTGAAGTCTGACGATTATCCAGTCTGCTGCCTAATACCAGAATGCGATCTGCGTTTTGTATTACATAGTTACCACCACGGTTACCGTAGACACCAAAATGACCTAGATAGTTAGGCATACTATGATCAAAAATATTTAGAGCACTCCAGCTGGCCACGAACGGTGTTCGAGTTTTCTGTAACCAGTCTACCATCTCTTGTTGTCTGCCTGCTAGTTCAACACCAGCTCCTAATACAACCAAGGGCCTTTGACCTGACTGGAAAAATTCATTTACGCTATTAGCAATAATTTGTGTTTGATCATCTGCAATACTGGGAACTTTAATTTCTGGTAACAATATTTCATCTGTGCCTATGTCTTCCGTCTGTATGTCCATAGGAATGTCCACTAACACTGGTCCCATTCTGCCAGTAAACGCCTGTTCCACAGCAGTTTTAAGAGCAAGTGGTAGCTCACTGGCCTTGGTCACTGCCACGGCATAGTTACATACAGGCTTGGCCATACTTACAATGTCCATCTGCTGGAATCCAGCCTGTCTTACTTTGGCACCTTTATACTGTGCTACCTCTTTACCGTTCACCTGACCACAGATATGTAGGCTGGGTATGCTATCGTAGTAGCCGCAGGCGATGCCTGTTAATAGATTACTTGCGCCTGGTCCGCTGGTGCAGAATGTCACCCCCAGCTGGCCGCTGGTTCGCCAGAGTGCATCAGCCGCCATAGCCGCTGCCTGTTCGTGCTGGAAGGCCACATAACTCATTCCAGGTGTTTCGCCCACTGCATCTAGCATAAAGGCACAAGCTCCGCCCTGTACTAAAAATACCTTGTTGCTATTAATTGCTTTTAAAAATTGTGCTACGTATTGATCGCCTCTCATAGTGTTCCTCTGTAATTAATTGAACAGACTCATAAATCCGTCTACTACTTCTCCAATATAGGCAATCTGCTCGGGAGTGATTACCGGGCTAGTGCCGTGGAAGTAGGTGTTGGTCATTGCTAGTGTTGCATTGGGGAAATTATTTTTTGCTAAATTTTGATCCATTAAATGACTGTAAGCTGGTTGCAACATAATGTTACCAGCGAAGTAGGGTCTAGTCTGAATCAATTTTTCTTCCAGGTAGTCAACTATATCCGCACGAGTAAACGGAGCGTTTGATCTTACTGTTAGTGGAAAAGCAAACCAGCTGGGGTCGCTGTGTTCCTGAGCTCTAGGAAGATGAAAATATTCTTCATATTTCTCGTATATGGAAAATAATAGTTGGTAGTTTCGTCTACGTAGTGCGTGTATTTCCGGCAACTTATCCAGTTGTTTGATGCCCATTGCACACTGTAGTTCGATTGGCTTAAGATTGTATCCAATCTCATCATATACATATTTGTGATCAAAAATTTCATCCGGCATAGTGGGTATCCAATTTTTAAATCTAGTTCCACAAGTGCCACATTTTAGTTTATTAGCTTCAGGTCCCACACAATAACAGCCGCGACCCCATTCTCTAAAACTTCTTAAAATAATATCTTGTTCGGGATCATCAGTGGCTACATAACCACCTTCGCCCATAGTCATATGGTGAGCAGGATAAAAACTACAACTAGCCATAAGACCATAACTACCCAGTGGTTTCTCTCTATAGGTACTTCCTAGAGCATCGCAGCAATCTTCTAATAGAATAAGATCATATTTTTTAACTATTTCCATTACTCTATCCATATTGGGAGGATTTCCCAGTACGTGCGCAAAGGTAATGACTCTAATATCAGGATTTTGTTTAAGTGCAGCCTCCACCTGATCAAGATCTAGGTTGAGAGTATCAAGCTCTATGTCCACAAACACTGGCGTAAAACCCATTTGCAATGTAGGGTTTAGTGTAGTAGGAAAACCTGCAATAGGCATAAGAACCTTGGTGCCTTTAGGTAAATTGTATCCACGTTTGCTGGTAAGACTTGCCATCATTAATAGGTTACTGCTGCTACCTGAATTAGTAACTATACCAAGTTTTTTTCCAAACTGTTTGGGGAACTGTCGTTCAAATTTTAAACTTTCATTACCCATTGCCAACCAGCCACTAAGTAGGCTTTTGACACCTGCTAGATATTCCTCCTGATCGTAGTAGGCGCCAGCATAGTTTACAAAATCTCGACCCGCAGTCCAGGTACGGGATTCCTGACGTTCTTTATAATGTTGTTCTACTAATTCTAATATTTTATCAAGTGTTGGAGTTGTCATAGGGAATTTCTAAATAGTCGCAAAAATATTTCATAAGATCTATTACTTGTTGACTGCCACGACTAGCGTGGAAGTGTAGTATGTGTGCTGCATTAATATCAATACCGTTCCAGGAATTATGCCAGGCAATGGCCTGTTCTGTTAGTGCCCTTAGGTTCATAGCTTGGTAAGCCAACTCAGGATGGAATCTATCCTCCATTGGTATATCCTGACTCCAGAACATATAATTATGCCTAACCTGATCAAATCCCCAGTGTTGATAAGGATGACCCACTCTCTGTGACCATAGTTGTTCGCCTAGGTCCCAGACTGTCCGACTCATTGTATGAGGATAATACTGTATATCATCATTAAAATAATGCTGGAATTCACCTTCGCTTTTAGGATCTGTATAGTTAAACATCCTATACTCTTTAAATCTATCCCCAAACAGTGAGGTGGGTCTTATCATAATTGTATCAGCACCTGCAAAGAATATATTACAGGGCTCCTGATTCCAGATACGTTTAATATCCTCCCAGACAGCTAGAGTGTAAGTATCATTATCGTCTACTTCTTCTGTAAGCTGTATGTATTCAAAAGGCTCTTCCACATAATGCTCATAGCTAGCTCGACTGTATTGTGACATTTTTTGGTAGGCTAGGTAGAGATCACGATTTTTTTCCAGCATCCAGCCGTTACGTATGGGCCTTACTGAATTTACTATATAGTTTTTTACTGTCATTGTTACCACACAAAATTATTTCTATAGTATTCTACTATTTTTTCTAGCTCTGTGTCAAATATTGCCTGAGGTTGCCAGCCCAGATTCTTCAATTTACTATCATCAATGCTGTACCTTACATCCTGCCCCTGCCTCATACTGGGCTCAATATAATCCTGTATGTTTTCTTCTATACCAAAAAGACCAAGAATCTTTTTAACCACTTCTATGTTTGGTAATTCTAGATTGCCGCTTATGTTATAGATTTCGTTTACTACACCAGAATTAATAATGTGTATGGTGGCCCTAGCTGTATCGGCAGCGTGTAACCAGGTCCTAATAGGTGTCCCGTTATTATGTAGGTCTATCTTTCTACCTATTTCCAGAAATTTAACACTCTTGGGTATAAGTTTTTCCACGTATTGTCCAATACCATAATTATTGGTAGGCCTAACAATGATGTAGTTAATACCGTGTGTTCTACTCCAGGCTAGCACTAGTTGATCAGCAGCAGCCTTGGTTGCGCTATAGGGATTACTAGGTTTGAGTAAATCTTTTTCACTATGACTGCCTTCTACAATATCTCCATAAACTTCGTCTGTGCTGTAGTGTAAAAATATAGGACGACGTTGTTTCTTTTTGGCTATAAGTTTTAGTAGATTATGAACACCATTAATGTTGGAATGTACAAAACTGTCACTATCTTCAATACTGTTATCCACGTGACTTTCTGCCGCAGTGTTGATTACATAATCACATTCATAGAGCATATCAAGATCATTAATGTCGCTTTCTATAAATTTGAAATTAGGATAATTTTTAAATTCGGGTAGAAATTGTTGATTGGCTGCATAGGTAAGTTTATCTACACCACAAACGTACCACCCTAGGTTAAGACATTGCCTGGTTAGGTGGCTTCCTATAAAGCCTAGACATCCAGTTATGTATACTATTTTTTTATTATTCATTGGGTTTATAATCCTCTATTCCCTGTTTCAAACCGTGTAAATCTAGATTAAGACTATATAATAAGTCACTGTTACCAGTATAATTTAGATCACTAGATCCCTGTAGTAAAACTTCCCCTGTTGGGCAATGTGTGTCAGCAAACAATAATGCCTGATAGTATAGACTGTATTTTTCTTTATAGACTAAATTAATGTCTTTGATTAAGTCTTTTTGATCTGCATTTATGTAGTGTTTAACGACAGTGGCCATATCTCTATGACTAAAAAAATCAAATTTACGATCAATTACGCTAAGTTTGCCTGTGTTTAGAAGTCTCTTAAATAATCTGGAACTAGGCTCATTGTAACCAAAACAACCAAATAGTCTTAATGTATAAAAATTGTCTCTTTTCCAAATAGTGCGGGCAATATAGTTTTTAGCGAGCCCATAGGTGTCTATGGGATTACGTTCTGTAATTTCCAGTTCTTGGACATTATTGATATCCCTAGCTCTATCGAATTCAGCCCCACTACCAAAGTTAATATATCTAAATTTAGATGGCTGATGATAAAAATTAAGGAACATCTGCATATTTCTCTGCAAATCACTTAAATTAACATCGGTGGTATTAACACTACCGCCACTGAAAGCACAGTTAATAATTACATCTGGGTGTTCTCGTTGTAGCCAGTCATAAACAGCAGTGTAGTTTAATAAGTCGAGATCTTTTCTAGTTACTGGTAATATAGTGCCAACATCTTTAAGTAGAACGCCGAGTAAATTTCCCAGAGTGCCATTGGCACCAAGTATGGCTATTTTTTTCATAGATTAGATCTAAGAGCTTGGTCAAGATTGGCTAGTCCTTGATACCTATAACTATCAATAGGATGAGCAAGATTATAGGGGTTAGCTCGTTTAAAAGTACTTGATTTAATTCTATCCAGAATTTTTTTAACACGAGTTACTGTATCTTGATCAGAGGGATCTACCTCTAACATTAGTAAAATCTGATCAGCAGTTTTTAGATTATGCCTTGCAACTGCCGTGACTAGAGACAATAAAACAATATCAAATTCAAGATAGCTAAAGCCAAACTGTTCTTCATCACCATTGCTAATGCCTAGTCCGTCGGTGGGTCTTGCAAACACTGTGGAATCAGGCACACCGGCCATTTCAGCAAGTTTAGGAACTTCCCAACTTTTGTTTAAACTTTGTATGGGTGCTAGATCACCAACGTCACCGTGTAGTGTCCAAAAACCTGCTGCTAGTTCGCTAAAGTTGTCAGTACTGCCTACTAGTCCCCCAATGCGTGAAGCTTCATTATAAACTGTCATCATACGCAGACGAACTCTTAGATTACCACTGCGCAGTGGACTATTGCCTAGACTAAAGTCTCGGGCTAGGAAACTATTATATAACCTATCAAAATCTTCAGTTAGATCTATATGTTTATGTTCTATACCTAATGCCTGTATTGTTTCAATACCGCGGGCAGTTTCTTCAGGATTTTGATGTATAGGCATTGTAACGCCCAATACATTCCATCCTGCTTGTTTAAATAATGCAGCAGTAAGAGCACTATCTACACCACCACTCATTCCCAATGCAACATTTTCTATTTTATATTTGTCACGGTAATCACGAAGCCCTTGTACAAGGCGTTCCTGAAACACTTTTAAAGTATCTTCGTAGACGTAGGTATTTTTATAGATAAGTTTGTCAAGAGTTTGATCAAACCAAGCTCCCAGTGGAGCCATAGTAGTTTGCCTACTATATTTTAATATTTGATTTTTTAACATAGGGTAGTTGAAAATATAGTGTATTTAACGTTTAGTTTACAGGTTATTAAAAAAATAGTCAAAGAAAAACCGCCCCTAGGGGCGGTTAAATTATGGTACTTCGGATGGGATTCGAACCCATTTAGCCCATTTTAGAGATGGGAGCATCAACCATTCTGCCACCGAAGTTTATTTCTAGGCTGCTAGGACTTCTTTTAACCTATCTGCTGCATAACTAGCAGCGAAGGCACGAGGCTTCACCATTGGTATCACATTGCACACACCACGAATATAACCCACAGCCTGTTGTATCACAATGCTGCTATTATGGCGCTCATCAGGATTAATGTCAAGATGTATTTGTACCTCACGATCACCAATTACGTCTACCAACTTCTGATAGAGTTCTGCCACCTTGTAGACTTCGTTCATAAGACGCATACTGGGACGGCTGGCTTTGTGATCATAATCAACTTCTGTCTGTACTTCACCAAAAATCTTACAACCGTGACAACCATCAATATGCACTACCACAGCCAGTGTATAATCAGCATACCACTTATTACCAACTTTATATCTGGCACTGTCTGCACCGATATAAATTTTGGTACTATCACTTTGTTGGTCTATAAATTTTTTTACTGCATCGATATCAAGTTTTCTTTCCATTTACGCCTCTTGAATTATTTGGTGCTGCTAACTGGATTCGAACCAGTGACCTCCGCCTTACCAAGGCGGCGCTCTACCACTAGAGCTATAGCAGCATTATATTAAATGATCCGCTACACCAAGGTCAATGATCTCCTGTGCAGTCAGATAAACATCCGTGGGTGGTAATAATTTAGATTTAACCTTGCTTGCGGGTAGCCCGGTGACTGTTTTAAGCAGATCAATCATACGCTGATTCATAAGTTCTCCGTCTTTCATCGTGGCCTTGAGATCGTGATGCTTGCCACTGAGATTGTCAGAATACTGATGACTCATAAAACTTGCATTGGCACTGGCCCAGCGTTCCCCCTTTGTTCCTGCAGAAAAAATTAGAAATGCTGATGACATCACTGACCCAATGCCCACGGTCCTGATAGTATGTGGGCTGTTCTTCATAACATCTATTAGAGCGAAGGCATCATAAAGATCTCCCCCTATACTGTTAATATATAACGTCAGTGTTTTTTGTTCTTTGGCTTGCAAATTTTCATAAAGAATCCATTTTATTGCTTCAGCTATGTTTTCTGAGTTAATTTCACCGTAGATATAATGTGTGGAATTTTCCAGTAACTTTAATTCAATACGTTGCCTAGCATCAAAATTTTCGTCTTTTTTCATAAAAATCCTGGAAAACAGTCCTAGTATTTACATAATAGGACCGTTCCCATTTTTAAAACCCACTGAACCACCCTCAGCCTCGATACGCTTGATGACATCTTCAAACAGTATGGGACGAAAGTCTGTTTGTTCTACGCACACACAGTGATAGCGAGTATCAACTACACCATCTTTCATTACGCGGTTTGCGTGAAGATGACCGTGTATGTTGGTACCAAAACGACCCAGGCTTTCCTCGTGGATGGGAATATGGCTCAGTATCATTCCGTTCATAACGTGGTACGCACGTAGTTCACGGAAGTACTTTCTATATTCGTCATCACGGAAGATATCGTGGTTACCACGTATCAAGACTTTGTCACCGTTTAGGCGTGCAAGTGTAGCAAGTGCTCGACGGTTAATAACAACGTCACCAAGATGATAGACTTTGTCGTTGGGCCTAACTCGTTCGTTCCAGGCTTTGACCATAAACTCATCCATTTCCTCGGGGTTGTCCCACGGACGCAGTTTGGTTACTCCATCGTTCCGCATAAAGCGGCAAACGCCAGCGTGACCAAAATGCGTGTCACTTACTAAAAACACTGCTGGCATTTTGCTCTCCTTATTTTAATTTTCTTAAACTATCTTCAAACCATCCACAGAGGGAATAATTTAATGTTGGTATATTGTCTTCATAAAACTCTTGCTCACAGGCTTCACGTATCATTGCGTAGAGTTTAACTATTCGTTCGGGATGGCCTCCCTGGCGCACTTCTTGTCTGATAATACGCTTTAGCATCCATTGTTCAAATTTGTTCATTGCGGCTCCTCGGTGTTTAGTATGTCCCAGGCTAACCCATTCCAAGGTTCGAATCCAATGCCTGTGCCCATCCAAGTGGTGCGATTCTCAACAATTTCCCACCACTCACCCGTGCTGTCTTTATACACTACACGATAGCTATCTCCTGTTGCATTGCGCACAGATCGAAGAACATTTTCTGCATCATTTGTAACTGAGACAGGGCCGTTGTCATCTTCAATAAAAATAATTTTACGGTCTCTATCAATGTCGTATATTGAAAATTTACTTCTCATTTGTTTTGTCACCTGTCTTTGCATAGACACAATAATGGCCAGAGTTTCTGGGCTGCTGTTTCAGTAGGTTAATGCATTCCGTCATTGTGGTAGTTTTGGCAACTACTGTGATGTCGGGCTGTCCAGCAATTAGTAAAATATTAAGTAAGATCCACATTATCGCCAGGATCTCCAACCTGACCACTCGCTAGACCCAATGCGGCAGGTAAAGCTGTCAGATGTGTATCCTATCATATCAATCCAGTTCTTGGCAATGCCACGGAAGTACAGTTTAAATTCAAACTTAAGGTCAGGATTGCTCTCTTTGCTCATAGCATACTGCCACATAATAAAATCGTGTGCTAGAAACAGGGCGCGGATCAAACTATATAACACGCAGGCAATACCAAATATTCCCATACCCACTGCTACCATTCCGATATATGCGAAGATTTCCATCGCCCGCTCCTTGTTAATTACTATACCGCTATTATAACCTATTTGGGGGATAATGTCAACCAGAATTTTTGTTGCTTTTTTAACAATAAAAAAGTTACAATATTAGCAACATTGATTAAAAATTGATTGACTTGCGTTCAAGTTTTTTAAGACTGTCACGCCGCATTAGGAAAGGTCTAGGATTGTTTTCTTTGTGAACAGTGAGATATTCTACGCCATCTATCACACGAACATCGCGAGTGTTCTCACATATCACACGTTCTTTACTACGTTCTACAATAAATGTAATAGGTTTCATTTACTATCTCCTTGAAACTTGGAGCGGGCGAAGAGGTTCGAACTCTCGACGTCTTGCTTGGAAGGCAAGTGCTCTACCAACTGAGCTACGCCCGCATAACTAATTGCTGGTTAAAAAACTCACTGTCTAAAATATCATATATTTCAGAAGTAAATCTTAAACTAGCGTTTATTCTTTCCTGACCACTTATATACATACCTCTGTGTGGTACAGCAATATTTACCCAGCTGGGCACTCCGCTGTCAATTCTAGCTATTTCTTTTGCAGTACCTGTGATTGTTCTGCCGCCAGGATCATAGATACCATCAGTGGCATAGTCGGGTATTTTAGCATTAAAATCTATTTCAGCATCGTACCACACTGTGTAACTGCCTGTGCAACCTTGCACGGGTATATTAAGAGCTACATTAACATTAAATTCAGGATCGTCTATATGTATTGGTAATTCGGAATATTCTGGTCTCAGCCAGAATAAACACAGCACGTCAAAGTATTTTAAAATTTTTAACCTATTCAATTCTCTCGTCAAACTTGGCAATTTTTTCAGTAGCTCTACTTTACTGTAGAGATCTTTAGTACTGTATCCCATTGTTTTTTCGCTGAATAACCTACTTGTCTTAGTTTCATTGAACAGATTTAAAATTTCTAGTTTTATATCAGCTAACGCATTAGGATCTATATTCGCGGGCTGATGCAGCCAGATTGGTATTTTGTTCATTATACAAGTCTCTTATTATAAATATTTTACTATTAAACTATCAAGATGTCAAATTTTATCTATCTATTCAAAACACAAAGACTTAATATGTTTGAAATAGCTGGAGCTCAAATTATTAAAAATGCACCGGATCAATTTTATAATATATGTGATTATATTCTAGAGGACAAATTTTTAAAAATACGTGCCCTGGGAGAAATCGTTACAAACTTTTTACCAAGAATTGAAGGCAATTACAGAAACTTCCGTAATGTTGACTGGCAATCTAGTCAAGATTATCTAGATAGTATAATTAATACTGCATTTAAGCAGGGTAAACATCTTATGTTTGGAACTAATTCTCTAGAACAGTATAACTTTATAGTAGCAAAGTACCAGGATAGATGTTGTACTCTGGCAGTAACCTACACACAAGGAAGTTATCCCGCTTTATTAGAACACCTTGTGGATCATCACATACATCTTTTAAAGACTTCAGGTATAGAAATAACACCACAGGATAAATTTAATCTAGAAAATCTAACTCTAGAAGAACTTAAACAATACTATCTTAAAAGTTTTGATGAACAAGAATTATTGCCTGCTTGTTTTAATTTAGATTCAGACTATACTATAGATTATTTAGACCTTATTAACCCGCAAAAATTTAACAACTGGCTAGAAACTTTAGGATTTCCCTTTACCAATACTAGTATAAAGTTTTATGAGGATTGGCTACGGTTAAATGGCATCCAACAAAAACTTTTTGACACGCACATTGGGTAGTCTAAACTTTCCAGTATCAGCTAGTCCTAGAACAATACCTACTTCACAAACTGCACCACTACGACAGAGACCTGCTGTGCAATGTACTACTACATTCATTCTGTCAGACACTGCACGTTTAAGTAACAAAGTGATATCCTGTGCCTGTGTTCTAGATATCTTGGTTTCTTCAGGGAAGCCATCTTGATCGTCGGCATCTAGAAATTCAAACCTATGGACTTCTTTAAAAGAGTGTTTGGGGGTAGGAAACCAGCCTGCAGGATCGGCTATTTGTATCAACATACTATTGGGGCCAGCATCGAAATGATGCCCGTTTTTGACATCAATGGCGGCTACATTTTCTATCCACATAATACACTCCTTAAAATGGTGGAGGTGACAGGACTCGAACCCGCTACCTTGACCTTGCAAAGGTCCTGCTCTCCCAGCTGAGCTACACCCCCATTTTCTTTTACTATAACAACTCACTATAAATATTTTTATGCTTCCCTACAAAGCCATAGACCTTCCTGACTTTCAAATTATTAAACCTAAGCTGATAGATCTTATGTACAAGACTATCACAGACTTCGATTCTACAAACACCAAGGCTACCAGTCACGATCTTATAGAACAATATTGCCCAGAACTAGTAAAGTTTTTTAACGCAAACAATCTTGTACTAGATGTAGGAAGATTTTTTGTAACTCCACCTAGAGATGGGTTATACATCCACGTAGACGGAAATTCGGAAGTTTCCAGAATTTTTAGTCTTAACTTACCACTACTAAACTGCGATCAGTCGGAAATGATCTGGTGGGATAATGTAGATATTGTGGAATATCGTAGTCATCAATCCTACGGTAACAATATTGCCAAAATGGACGGTGAGAATAAAATTAAATTAGCTGGCCTTGCTCTTACCACACCACATCTAGTTAGAGTAGATATACCACACAGTGTGGAAAATAACCAGGATAAACTTAGAGCTATATTCTCAATGAGATTTAAACCTGAACCTTACCATCTTTGGTATTAATATTGAAACACACTACTCTCGTTGTGGTCGCCGCCGCGGAACGGCATCGCAATGTGCTTCAATATGCAGTCTCGTTTATCGTCCGAGACTGCTAAGACGGGGTCTGTAGACTACTGACAATTTATCCTACTGTACGCCGTCAGTAAAGGCGACTTCCTCACACGCGATAATATTATATGTATCTGTCTATATAGAGACCAACACTAGCAGCTCTTTGTACTAGTCGTTGTTCCTTGATGCTTTCGGCATAGGCATACTGAGTTAAAAATTCAGTGTCCTTCATATAATTGTAATTTCTTAATAACCTAAGACCTTCCTGCATAGAAATAAGCTTGACAAGTTCGTTGTAATTTTGTAATTCAGCATCTTGTCTTTTATACTTGGCTAACACTTGTTGATGTTGGCCAACTTGAGCATAGTCAGTTAGTAAAGAACTAGGCACACGGTAAACTATCATTGTTCTAGGTCCTTGGCATCAATGCAAGTACCGCCCTTGAACACATAGACATCACTGTCTATTCTTAACTGTTCAAAAACGTGGTTATTGACACATTTGTAGGGATCTTTGTGATTGTCCATATAATACAATACCCCATAGCCTATGCCCGCTAGTAACATTAAAATAGGTATATATTTTAAATACTTAACTATTTCGGGAAGAGCACTTAATATTTGAGGTAAATTCTTTAACAGGTCTTTCATACCTGTATTTAACAGGGAATTACTGATCTAGGCGTGGTACGCTCAAAGCGGTTCTAAAAGCTTCCAGTTCAGCCTCATCAAAAAACAGTTCCATCTTGGTCTGTATGGCCTCGGGGTCCTTGGCCCAGTCGAACTTAGTAAAAATATGCACTCTAAAAAGTGCCGGGGGAAAATCCACTGGCGTGACTTCACAATAGAGTTTATAACCCTGAGCTTCCGTTATTAGCATTACTTTCCCCTTATAAAATTGGCTCCAGCGGTTGGGATCGAACCAACGACCAATTGATTAACAGTCAACTGCTACTACCACTGAGCTACGCTGGAATAAAATTGGTAGGAAGTGACGGGATCGAACCGCCGACATTCTGCGTGTAAAGCAGACGCTCTACCAACTGAGCTAACTTCCCATATAACATTTTACTACTAAAAGTTTATTAAGTCGAATTGTTATTCGCCAAATAAACCAAAAACATAATTGTTGTAATACTTGTAAAAATATTCTAGACCTAGTTCCATAGGATTGTGTACAGGTCCGTAATCACTATAATTATTGTTATTAAGATGACATCTACCCTGATCCATACGCCTTGCTATTTCATCATCTTCATAACAGGTTTCCATATAGGCAGCCTGATGAGCTTGAACAAACTCAGGTTCAAATAAAGCTATATCCTCGGGATAATAAAATTCAACAATATTTTTTGTGCGCTGTGGTGTTTCCGGCCACAGACTAGAAATTACTAAAACTTCAGGATACCATTCCACCATTACATTAGGATAGATGGTCAGCCATATTGCCCCAAATTCAGGTATTTGTCCCTTACGATAATTCATTAATACATCGTGCCAGCGACGATAAACTGGTGTACCGGGAGTGCGCAATTCATTATGAACTCCCACAGTCTGCACACTATACCAGTCACCAAACTGCCAGTCTAGTTTATTACAATCTACAAAATTACCAAGGCCAGGATGGAAAGGTACCACGTGATAATCGTCTAGGTAGACTTCTATAAAGGTCTTCCAGTTGTAATCACAATGATGTTCCTGAGTGCTATGGTACTGGTAATTGTTAAAATCAAAATACTTACCAGCTCTCATACCAATAAGATCTCGAACAATGTTAAACTTACCTGATTCAAAAAATAGACCGTTCCAGCTCTGTGTGCTAAATTTTCTTAGTGGTCTATTAGGGCAAGGATCAAAATGTGGGGCGCCAACAAGTTCGCCTTCTAGATTGTAGGTCCAGCCGTGTAATGGACAAATAATGTTTGATGTTTCTCCACTGCCTGTTAGCATTACTGCTTGGCGGTGGCGGCAGACATTTTCTATACACTCTATACCGTTGTTGTTTTTAACTAACACTCTACCACTATTGTCCTGTGGAAGTGTGCGATAGTTATTGACAGATAGTTCGTGTCCTAGATATCTTGCCTGTTTAAAAAGTAATTGTTCGCGTTCTAATATTTTATCGTCGAAATAAAAATGACTGGGTTTCATTAAATTATTTTTTTAGTATCAGTTACGACAAGTCCCATCTCTTTTAAATGTCGTGCAACAAGTGTATCTATATGTTTATTAACTCTTTTTATTGCTGCATTACATTTTTTATCTAGTTCAGTATCAGTTTTGACTTTTTTCTTAGTCATTATTTACTCCCTGAGTGGGTGCTAGGTTATATCTTCTTCTATATTGAGAGTCCACACTACCTGATGCTTCAGGACTAATATATTTAACATTGGATTCCACAGGCAGGCCAAAAGTTTTTAAGATGTTAGCCTTGTCTGCCTGGCTACCGCAAGATTTTACACACTCTTGCACTATTAATTTAGCCAATCTCAGTATGGCCTCTTTATCATAATCGTCAAGATTGTCCCAGCAACCCTGAGCAGTCATACCTGCTTGATACATAAGGTCGTCCAATAGATTGCTATTCATTGTCTTGATTTCTCCCTAGACCAAAATGTTGTTTTAGATCCTGTCTAAAACTTTTTAAGTATATATCCCTCTCTTCTTTACTGTCTTCCCGAATGTGTTCATTTAAAATGTCTAGACATTCCTGTACAACTAACCTAGCAAATATTTTATTATAATGTTCTATCCAAAGGTCAGGAGCCAGTACTCCCTTGGGCACTGACTCCTTGGCTTTCTCTGAAATGTTTTTTATTAAATCCATTTAATTATTTTTGGACCGTCCTGAGGGAGTCGAACCCCCGACCTTCAAGTTCGTAGCCTGATGCTCTAATCCTACTGAGCTAAGGACGGATTAATCTCTACGTTTTTTCCAATCATAACCAGGTCCAGTTTCCGTTACACCAAACTCGCCAACCATATCAGCAAGCTCGCTGCACATAGTAACATACTTTCTACCAGTACTTCTAAGATGCTGACAATAATTAAGTGCTTCTGTCATATCTTCAAATTCTTGACCGTAGGTTTCATCACCGTAGGTCCAATATACTTTATACATATCTACTTTCTTAACTTGGTGGGTGCTCTCCGATTCGAACAGAGAAGGCCAAAGACAACAGATTTACAGTCTGCCCCCGATACCATTACGGGACTAAGCACCCAATCTAAATCTTGCTATGTTCTTTTGCGAGAACTCTAGTTGCAGTCTGAGAGGCTTGAGTCCTAGGATACAGAGGCCGTCCTGCCACAGCGTAAAGCGACACTGTGCATCTTGGTACACCGTAGGGGATTCGAACCCGCTCTAGCCACCTTGAAAGGGTGGTGACCTCAACCAGATGTCTAACGGTGCAATAAAAACTCTCGGCAAGCCTAAGCCACCTGCCTTCCCCTACCTATCAAGGCTTAGATGTAGTGTAGAGAAACTTGGCGGTCCCAAGGGGAGTCGAACCCCTCCTTCTGCCGTGACAGGGCGGTGTACTAACCGATATACTATGGAACCTTATATTAGTATTATATTAGTAAGTGCTATCGTGCCAATTTAGGAGTCCGGTGCTTCCGTTCCAGAGCGTATGGCTGGTTATGTCAGGACCTGTTCCACGCCAGTTAGGCCCGCATAGTAAATGATCAGTTTACGATACCCAATGTTTCATCGATAACACTTGCTAATATATTGGTTAGGCCACGCTTTTCCACGGTCGCCCCTATCCTGGAGTTGTTACCCTGTCCGAACACTGTTTGGCAGACGGCCGACGAAGTGTCCACGCTGCTAGGTCGTCTGTCTCTAGTAACGCTAACGGTGCCCTAGCCACCGGGCCTTGTCGTGTGCCATACGCTACTTTTAGGAAAGTAGTAACCGGATTCTTGACTTTCTGAAACACACTATATCCAATCTCAAGGGCACTCTTTAGAATGCGACTCATACTTGTGAAATCCACTACAATGTGTTTTAGAAAGTGTTAAGACTGAGATTACATCTTAACTACAAGCACCTCGGGTATTATAGTCAGCCTTGCGAGCCAATCTTCTCCACGACATCCACAAGATCCATATCGCTATGTGATCCAGTCTGCTTGCAGCATCGCCGTTTAAAGACAGGCAGTAGTCTTGTCATTGTATGCTACTCTGTACCTTATTACCCGTTGAACTTGCGGTCCATTAAGCCTTGCGAGCTACGAATCTTCTAGTACAAATCAGTTTCACCTTGCGGGTTAGACTGAACTTAGTTAGCTTACGCCCTAAGTGTTAGATGCTTTTCACATACAACCGGAGCAGTCTTTGCGTTTTTGTTTAATGATAGTTGGATTTGAACCAACTGCCTACAGTTTAAAAGGACTGTTGCTCTACCAATGAGCTATATCAACCTACTATGATGTGCTGCTCCAGTTGCCGCATACTCTTTTGGAATACACGATACAACACACCACGTACCTTTCGCCTGCCGGCTACTCAGTAGTATTTCACGATTCTTGTGACGCCTCACAGCAGCCCCAAGTACCATTCATACTGCACACAAGCCCTTGGCTGCGAAACCTTGGACAAATGCACTACCCTTTCTCATACCAACTAACTGGTTGGTTTTGTAGTGAAGTCAGCACCACCTGTTACTTTCCTTGCACCCTAGTTCCCTTGCGGGCTAGTCGATACAAGTTCTTTCCACTACACCAGCTTCATTGTTACAACCACCGGTCTTATCAGTGATCGCTACCTCGCGGTAGTGAGCAGGCTTGTTTAACTGGACCATCTCTGGCGCAGTCCTGTAGGAGGATTCTGCTTTGGGTGACTCACGCCACTTATCCTTAGTTAGACGGCGAACCGCCTAACAAGAGATTAAACTCCCTAAGTATCTATATTACAGCTAAATTCTTTTAATGTCAACCACCATATTGAAACACACTCCCAAGGGGCTGTCATTAACCCACTTGTAACTTTGTACAACCTGTCGGGTAGCTACTTCCGTACTCTTGTACTCACCGTGAAGCTGGCACGGCAATGACAGAAATGTGCTTCAATATGGTGCAAACAAATGCGATGGGATTCGAACCCAACCTAGACGCCCGGTCACGGAACTCATCCACACCTGCAAGTGCTTCAACTCTCCGCTACTGGGGCTTCTGTGCCAGCCAATACACTTACGCAGCCTGTCATATCCCATTGCAGTGTTATATGAACAGTCTTGTACCATATTAAAATATATTAGGATGCTTCACAGAGATCGCAGCCTTTGAACTCTGCCCAACCGTGCCGTCCACGGATTTGTCTGTGTCACACATTACGTTCCTAGTTGTTCCAGCGTCCTCCTGATATTATCTCAAGGTTTCGTGAGACCTAGCAAGAGCCACTCCGTCAAGTGGTTATCCTCTTCTAGGCCCCCTACTGGCTAGGTAACCTAATATATTTTAATATGGTGCCCCAGGGGAGACTCGAACTCCCACACCTTGCGATACTAGTTCCTAAGACTAGCGTGTCTACCATTCCACCACCAGGGCATTGTTTTACTAATTGTTATAGAACTTTTTTCTACTACTTGGGCTGCATCGTTTAGTGCAGTCTTATATTATATCATCTAGTGCAATTACTGTCAACTACTTTTTTAATTAATTTATTTCCAAGTTGGTTAAACGCAGATAACCACCCATCAACCTAGTCTTGCCAGTATGCCCAGCAAGCTCTAGACTATTTTTAATTTTAGCAATATCACTTTCTTTAGTAAGGTAGCCCACGTGAAAACAAACATTACGCATCGCTTCACCATCACTAGCGCGACTTTTATCCGTCCAGCTCTGAAAATATTTAATTTGTTTATTAACAATTTCACGTGCTTGTTTAGTTGTTAACATTGCTTGCTCCTTATCGTTTACTATACCGCTATTTTAACGATTTGGTGCATTAATGTCAACTGTTGTAATTTTGCTAATTAGTTGCTAAAAAAGCAAGCATTTTCTGCTTGTATTCTGTTACAAAAGCCTGTTTGCTGTCCTTGACTTCCTGCCAGTCTATTTCTATGTTTTTTAAATTTTGCACTCTGTCCAGCGTAAAATTATTATAGTTCATTAGAGCCCAGGCGGTTTGCCCAGGGATATGGTAACGACTGCTTTGCTGCAACCTAGTCACTAGTTCTGTTTTCTTTTCTCTAGCCTGGTCAAAGTTCATATGATCGTTAGCCCAGTTGAGTATGCCCTGACCCTCACTACCTAGATCTCTGTATCCATACTCAGGCCATTTTTTGTCAAAATCGCTCTGTAAAAAATACTGGTTAGGCTTGGCTATCATCAATGCTTCGAAATAAGCCGAGTGTAAGGGAAACTCACCACTATCTATTAAGTCAAATGTATGCTGCACTTCTTCTAGAGTTTCGTGTGGTAGACCTATTATAAACAGTCCGTGCATCAAGAGATTATTGCCGTAGGTTTTTTTAATATCCTTGACAGTCTGTATCTGTCTAGCAGCATCAAAGCCTTTACCTACTACCAGTCCAGTCTCTTTTTTCAGAGTTTCTATACCAAAGCTAGTGGCCCTTAGGCCAATATCAAATAATTTTTTAATGCGCTCGGGCTTGGTAGCTAGCAGATCCAGTCTGTTGTAGGACCAGAATACTGGCTGAAAGCTTAACTGCTTAACCACTGATAACATTCTATCAAGTTTGTGATCGCTGTCATTAAACGTATCATCTAGTAACTGATAGGTAGTAATACCAAATCTGTCATAATTGCTCTGTAACTCATTATAGATTATTTCTTCTGTTAGTACGTAGTCTAGAGTTTTTTTGCCACGTTGTGGGAAACTACAAAATCTGCAATTAAAAATACAACCACGAGCTGGCTCAAAAGGCAGTACACGATAGTTTAAAATATCACTAGCCTGCCAGTGCATTGCACTGTTGGCAAAATCATAGGTTTTTTCCTGATCGCGATGTACCACCGTTACACCGTGAATATTCCTATAACTATTGGGAATCTCAGTTTTGTTACTAAGGCTGTTAGCAACATCCATAATGGCCTGTTCAGCTAGACCTCTTACCACTATGTTGACATTCTTGTTGGCGCAGTCCTGATTAATTTTGTGGCCACCCAGTAAAATTTTACAATCAGGACTAAGCTTGTGTATTTCTTTAATTACGCTATTTTCAAAATCCTTACCCTGTGGGAAAATACTGAGATTAGGCGCATAACCAAAAAATAGGTTGTCTATCCTGTCTAAATTTTTTAGAAAAGTCGTGCTAAAGCCCACAAACAGTGTTTCTTGTCCCACTGCAAGGTTGACAAGTGAAGTAATCTCTTCAAGAGTCCACTGACTAAGTTTATCAACTACTAGACAACTATACCCCTGTTCGCGTAGTGCGCTGGCTATTTTATAGGCACCTAGAGCTTTAACAGTTAAAACCTCGTCAGTAAAATCTGTAAACAGAACGACCTGATACTTTTTAGGACTCAAGATTTTTCTTTTTGCAGACAAGGTCTACAATGCTGGTCAGTGAAGACTTGCCTTCGTATTCATCTTCTTCAATAACGATTTGAAAATGATGTTCTAGTTCCATTACAATTTCCACTGTGTCTAGACTGTCTGCGCCTAGAGTTTCTAGATCCAGATCATCGGAAATTTCATCTAGTGTTTTACCAAACTGCTTGGCCAAGATTTGTTTGACTTCTTGCTTAATTTGTTCTTTCATAATTTCCTCTTGTTTATAACATTATCCTAATACACTATTGTAAGGTCGTTCAACTCTTTTGGTATTGTTGGTGCCAAACTGTACTACTTCATTGGACACTGTGCCTCGAGCTAAGTAGACGAGTTCGTGTACAAAAGTTCCCTGACTGATCTTGACACCAGGCTTAAGGGCTTTAACTCCGGAACTTAGATAGACATCATTTTCTAAGATCTGAGCTGAGGCTAGTCCTACTGCTCGTTGCAGCACACAGTTTTCACCAATGGTGGTATTATGGCCCACTTGTACCTGTCCATAGATATTAGTAAAGTCGCCCACTATACTGCCACTTTCAACCATAACGTGACAATCAATGAAACACCCATTGCCCAGTCTACTATATTTGGAAATTCTAGCAGTGGGATCTACTAGGCTTATACATTGTATGTTTTTTTGTCTTACCAAATCTATTAGATACTGTCTTTTTTGTCTGTTTCTCACCATTATGGGATCATCAATAGGGTTCCAGTTAGTGGCACAGAAAAAATTATAATTATTTAAGTACTGATCAATGTTTTTTTCTGTGTCAAGGACCTTGACTCCACCAAGCTCGGCGGTATTACCCCAGTAATCATTATCTAACAGACCAGCTACTACAATACCAAGCTCTTCGCAGAGCTCGGTATATTTTTCCATAACACTGTTAGACCCAAGAAATATCAAGGGCCTATCTGTGTTATTAATATGGTTGGAGTCTTGCTTGTTCATCAAGTTCCTGTTCATATTGTCTGCGACGGTCTGCATCAACTAATTTTGCAAATTCATCGTGAGTGTAAATCTCACCACGATATCGGACAGTCTGCGCTGGTTGAATGTTGGGATTAATTTTATTAAGATAAGTTATTACCCTATGCATCATCCTTTTGTCGCCATCTAGAATATTTGTTGGTCGCTTGTGTAGAGTGATCTCTTGATCCATAAACACAATCTGTCCATCCTGCCAATCCTGCGTGTAGACATAACGATCATCATAAAAATGTTTCTTTAATTCACGGTAAAGGCGCCAGCTTTCTTCCTGGCTCATTCCCACAAACCCATCAAAATCAAAGTGAGGGAATTTTACCCCCGGGCGTCCAGTGACTGTTTCGCTGTATAACTTTGTTTCCATTCCGTCTAGTGGCACACCGTTATAATGAATAATCATAGTCTGTTCACGATTTAGTCCCGGGGCACATCCTTCTTCCCCTTCACGCCATTTATGACGCACTACAAGTTCTTTTACCATACTTTGCATATCTGAACTCAAGGACATAAATTGATCGTGTGTGGGCATAAACTGTGTCTGACTACCTGCACTGTCGCTCACACTCATTAGGCCAATCATACGAGGTGCATCATCAAATGCACACTGATCACTGTGCCAATCTAATTCTCCGTTACTAAAAATTCCTTTAGGCCGGCCTCGATCATCTTTTAGGTAGCTAACACGACTAACTGCGCCAGCAAGTTCACCCATACCATTATTGATGTAACCTAATTGTAGGAATAAATCACGCCAATGGCGTCCACTTAGTCTCTGACTTACTATGTAGTTATGGATTAGAGCTCGACTAGGACTTCCCCACTGAGTCATTACATCGTATAACCGTTGTGTTGGTACTCCCTGATCAATGAATACCACACATTGATCTGCTACTAGCTTACCAAGCTCAAATATTTCATCGTCCTGTGTGAGGTCTATGTCATAGACTTCTACACCTATGCTACCCTGGTAATTTTTTAATGGTCTTATTTTCATTCTGCAAACTCCAATTCTTGTTCATATTGTGTGCGACGGTCTTGATCAACTAATTTTACAAAATCTTCTTCAGTATAAACTGAACCTTGATATTTGTAAGTTGATCTTCTTATGGCGTATGCGCTGTCAGGGTACAAATAGTTAACATAGGTAATACTACGTGCCATTGTACGACGATCACCGTCTTTTACATTAGTTGGTCGTTTGTGTAGAGTAATCTCTTGGTCCATAAACACAATCTGCCCATCCTGCCAGTCTTGTGTATGCACGTAACGATCGTTGTAGACTACTGATTTAATTTCATCTAGTAATTTAATACTTTCTTCACGGCTCATACCCACAAATCCATCAAAGGTATGACTAGGAATTTTTATTCCAGTTAAGCCGCTGGCAGTTTCTGAATATAAGTTTGTTTCAAGTCCGTCAATGGGTACCATATTATATCTAAGCATCATTGACTGAGCCCTGTTTAAGCCAGGTGCCATAAGTCCCTCATACCAACGGTGCTTACAGACCAATTCCTTGATCATACTACGCATATCCGAGCTTAATGACTCGTAGGCATCGTGTGTGCATAAAAATTGTGTCTGGCTGTTTGCTGTATCACTTATACTTTGAAGACCAATAACTCGTTGTCCGTCGTCTATAGCGCATTGATCACTGTGCCAGTCAAGTTCTCCATTGGAAAATAAACCGCGTGGTCTATCTTTTTCTTTTTTAAGGTAACTTACTAGTGCTACGGATTTAAGTTCAGGAACTTCACTTGTTATATAGCGCAGATTAAGTGTTAGCTCGCGCCAGTGACTGCCTGTTAATAGTTTACGACTTACATAGTCAGTTATAATGGGATGACTTACATCGCCCCAGTTAATCATAGTTTTATAAAGTTGCTCGGTGCTAATGTGTTCATTGACAACTACTACACACTGACTGGCTGCTAGACGACCTAGTTCAAGAATTTCTTCTTGAGAGTTCCAATCAATATCATAAGCTTCAAGTCCAACACTAGCACCATAATTTTTCAATGGTCTAGTTTTCATTATTTGTCCTTGTGTTGGTGTAGTGCTCGCAGTGCATCCTGCTCACGGCTGGCGTTCTGTATTAACAATACAGTAAAGACATCAATATGTCAAGCGTCGTTTGAATTGCCGACGTCAATTAACTTGGCGTTGCACTTGTATTTATCACCTAGCAAGACTAATTTTATTTTGCTGGCCGGTCCGGAGAGATTCGAACTCCCGACAGCTGGTTTCGAAGACCAGAACTCTTCCGCTGAGCTACGGACCGTAATTGGTGCCGACCCCTGGTTACGCTCCAGGCCATTCTGTTCTTCAGACAGACGCTTCCACTAGGTTAGCTTGGACGGCTTAAATTGGGGTGACTGATGAGAGTCGAACTCACACTGTACGGAATCACAATCCGTGGCACTACCGTTATGCTACAGTCACCATTGTTATGGTAGGGGATATAGGATTCGAACCTATGAATGTCGGAATCAAAATCCGATGCCTTGACCAACTTGGCGAATCCCCAATTGTTCTGGTACCTCCGGGTGGGAACGATCCACCGACCCTCGCCTTATCAAGACGATGCTCTACCACTGAGCTACGAAGGCATAAAATAAATATTACTATGAATTTAAGATCCTACATAAACATAATTACCGAAGCAACAAAAAGTTCTGACAAAGTTCGTAGGGACGCATTTATCTACCTAGAACCCAGGAATAACATCAAGGACTTTGCTCAGTGTAGTAGCTGTTCTCATTTTATGCCGGACAGTGAAAGATGCACACTGTTTAGCAAAAACTACAAGGTGGTTGCTGAAGGCAGTTGTAGTCTCTACGTACAGGGTGTACCTGCAGATAATCAGGTTATAATGGACTCTATTACACCCAAGGATGCAGGCTACGTAGTTGCCAAGGTTAGATGTGAAAACTGTGTGGCACTAGAAGGAACTACTTGTACGTTTTTTGAAACTTTAAACCAAAAAATTCCTGATTTTTTCAATCTAGATACTAAGGTGAAACCCAGAGCTTGCTGTAACGCCTGGGCACCTAAATAATTGGTCGGGGAAGAGGGATTCGAACTCTCGATCTCCTGCTCCCAAAGCAGGCGCTTTAACCAGACTAAGCTACTCCCCGAGTTTTACATATTCTAATAACTTTTTGACATTTTTGTGAGTTTCTATTCCACCCACTGCGGTGTTGCATTTACAGCACAGGATACTTCTTACTTGCCCAGTCTTGTGGCAGTGATCTATCATACCGCCGCGGGCACCCACAAACATTTCTAATTTTACCCCACACAAATAACATTTTTCTTTTTGTTTTTTGTGCAGAGCTAACATATCCAATCTAGTCATCCCATATCTGCGTAGGCCGTTTCTACATACTGTGCAGGTGGATATTTTTTGAGAATGTTTAATACCACAATGAAGACATTTTTTCATAAATTTATTTTAGTTAAATTGGTAGAAGCGGAGGGAGTCGAACCCCCACAGCGCACCGTATGAAGGTGTTGCACTACCATTATGCTACGCTTCCTTTATTAACTAGGTATAACTTTGGGAATATAAGGTACATTCCTAGGACCGTGTCGCTGCTCAAATAGTTGACGAGCTTCTTGAAGATCCTTGGCATACACCCTATCTTTAGTCTCTCCCTGAGGAGTACGCACAGTAGTTTCATACATTGGCATCTTGATCTCCTAATAAATCTTCGGAATATGGATAAGTTAATTCTTCACCTTTGTCAATATCTCTAGCCGCAAATGTTTCATTGCTATTACCTACGACATTTGGAGTTCGACTCCAATTCATAAATCTGTCATTGTCAAAACTTAATCTGTACATTTGAGATTCAGGATCTTTGTATCCCCAATGTAATATGTACTCTCGTGCGGCGAGTGGTAGAGAAATAAAATCCAAATAACACCACTCTAGATCTAGACCTGGTGTTAGCTGCCAGATTTTAGTTCCTTGTGGGACAAATTCATCTGCAAATACTCCCAGTCCGTGTATAGGGCTAGGCCCTAGATAAGTTTTTACTAGTACCATATAAAAACACATTCCTGGACAGTCGTATACTCTCCATAGCCCCGGGCGCTATTATTATTATATTCGAATGTGTTTTTATATGGTAGGTGCGGTGAGACTCGAACTCACAACTTATCGGTTAAAAGCCGATTACTCTAACCAGTTGAGTTACGCACCCATTGTAATACCATATAGTTGGAACATTATTGCTGCTCGTTTAAGCCTATCGCGATATGTCCAACCATATCTTAATAGACCCTTCTTGTCACTATCCATAACAGGATCTCCTTGTTGTCAACGCATAAAAAAACCTAGCATACTACAATAGTACCTAGGTTAAAAAAATAAGTTGTCTGGCTACTGATCCTCATCAGCCCCAGACTGGGCTGTTACTCCGTCCTCTACATTTACTTCTGGCAAGGCGTAGTACCCACCTACGATTTTTCAAGTCGCCCATATAGCGGGCCTTGAGGCTATCATCGTATGAGCCCTGGCATTATGGTGAAGCCAATTTACCCCCAGTTAATAACGTAGATGGGACTACGAGGTTCTTGGTGCCGCCGAAAGGAATCGAACCCTCGACATCCTGATTACAAATCAGGCGCTCTACCAACTGAGCTACAGCGGCTAGAAATTAATCTTTAACTCGTACTTGTGTTACTGTATTTTCCTGATGTTCAATGTGTGGTTCTTGTTTTACAGGTTCTTTAACTTCCTTGGCAGGTTGTTCAAAGTTTCCTGATATAACATCCTTTATACTCTGCGGCACAATACTCCAGCTTAAAGGCTTCCACCATCTGTGAATCATATTGTTAATTAAAATTGCACAACCTGCTACTATCATACAGGCCACGCTAATCAATAAAGTACTTGTTACAAAATTTGTTGCTACTGTAATATCCATAATTTTTTCCTAACTGCCTTACATTATACTTGAAAATACATTTAACACAAGTTTTTTGAACAACTACCTGGAATAACGCCTTATATGATGAAATATTGGGCGCCTAGCTTTTCTTGATCCAGGGTCTCCTCCAACTACAAGAAACATCCCCTGTTTAAGACCGCGACTGTGTTTATCTACAAAATAGGCTAGGCCGCGATTGGTAGTCCTAATTAAACATTCGTTGTAATCATTAGTGACCATATAAATCTCTAGTCCAGTGTTATCATAGTCAACATAAATCATCCAAATATTTATTTTACATTATTATCGATTAGGACCAGTAAGTACACTACAAGAATAAAAACTGCGATTGCCCCATTTTGTTTCCCCTTAAAGTAACTGGAGCGGGCGATCAGGTTCGAACTGACGACATTTACCTTGGCAAGGTAACGCTCTACCAACTGAGCTACGCCCGCATTGTTTTGGTACTTGGGGAGGGATTCGAACCCTCTCTAACCGCCCATCTAGCGTATCGAGGTTATAAATCTCGTCGTGCTACCGTTACACTACCCAAGTATAAATTATTTTACTGAGTCCATTTAAGGACGAAAAGAACTTGATCTCGCTCCCAGCGGAAAGCGACACCTATATTGTAAATTTGATCAGTGGGTTCAAAAGCCCAGTTAGAATATCTAGGGCCCACATTAGAGGTCAACCAGTTTTCCACGGAGTATAACCCCCAGACCCAGTCCAGTTGCGCATCGGGCATCTGTGGCCAGGGTATTTCCGCTCGGTACTGGAAGATATGCCAATCCCATAACATAAAAATATTTATAAGATTGGCAAGATACTTTGAAGCGGGTGCTGGATTCGAACCAACGATCTTCAGGTTATGAGCCTAACGGGATGACCTCTTCCCTAACCCGCATCAAAGTATCCTGGAGCATCGGGCTGGATTCGAACCAGCGAATCGAAGGTTTTGCAGACCCCGCCATTAGGCCTCTCTGGTACCGATGCATAGGTTGGAGGCTTATTACCTCCTAGATGTCCGTAGCGCATAGCGTCCTATACGTTCACTAGTAAATTCTAGCTATACCCCAACTACAGGCCGGACTATCTTTATTACATAAAATTTTTACGTCTAAACAACTGTTGCCATTTCCATTTAATATAATGTGGCCATTCACGTAGAGGAAATTTAAACAAGATATTCTTTCTCTTTAATATAATTGACTGTATTGAAACCAGCTACAATAAGCCAACCCAGTGTTGCACTAAAATATCCAGACACTGCTGGCATATTCCCCTGCACATAATACGTGCCTATACCAATCGCCCCCATTATTACTAAAAGCACGGGTACAATTATTTTTAATATACTGCCTTTCACAATGTCCCTCTAGTCTTAAAATAGGTGTATTCGTCTGCGCTGACAATTAACCAACCAAACAGGGCTGTTACATTAGCCCATATCGCCATATCATTGTGTTGATGTACAGCCAAGGCAAGATTAAGAAAACACAAAATAAAAATGCTAGTAGGAACTGCAAGTCTTAGATACTTCATAATTATACTCCTAGAAAAATTGTTGGCTCCGGAGGAGGGAATCGAACCCCCACTAACGGTTTTGGAGACCGCCGCACTGCCACTATACTACTCCGGATCTTTAATCATACCAGAAATCATTGTACTACGACGTTCCTGAATCTCTTTAATTTTTTCTTCCGATTCCAACTGCGTTAAATTAATTGAATAGACTACCCAGATCATCCAGGCGAAAAAGGAAATTGTAAATAGACCAAAAAGTGTATCACTATCTAGCCTAAACAAGAGCATTACAAACAGAGGAGCCAGTGTAGCTATGGCAATCATACCCACTGTGCGACCTGCTGCTCGAAGTTTAATGTTCATTATGAACTCCTACTTAGTTAATGAAGTTCACATATTACTTTAAGTTCTAATTTAAGTCAATAGGTATTGATAGTTTTTGAACATTCTGGCGGAAGTGGTAGGATTCGAACCCACGGACCATTTCTGATCGTCTGTTTTCAAGACAGGTGCATTAAACCGGACTCTGCCACACTTCCTTTATTTTGTTATGCTAGACCCAATAATACAAATTTTTTAACTAAATCGTATTTGGCAAAATCAGTGCTGCAATGTAATTGGTTTTTATGCCATCTAATAACATCGCCTGCTTGCCATTCTAAATCTCTATCAACTGGAAGATACTGTATTTGCTCTCGGGTTTCAGGCTTACAATGCGAAAAGTCTTCTAGATCTAGTGTATTTTTAACACCTAACCATTCACTGGGCATTGGTTCTCCCATTTCATAACGTTTTTCGTAAAATATATCAAATGTTACAGTACGTAATTTAGGACTAGTAACGAGAGGTATCAACAAAAAACATTGATGGTTTTCTTCTGCTTTAAAAGTATAGGTATCGTCCCACCAAGCATAATTGTCTATATGTATAGTATAGGGTTGGATACATTCTTTGTAGCTACCGTTTTCAAAATGATGATCACCTATTAGAGCTTGTATCTTTGGTTTAATAAAAGTATGGGCAAAACTATCTTCAATATGGTAATCAAGGTTTTTATCAAAATTTAAATAATTTTTTGTAGCTATTGGCTGATTTTTAAAAAAATTTAAAATTTGATTAACTTCTTCTTGAGAAAATATATTCTTATATAAGAAACTTTTATTTACCATATATCATCACTTAATAATTTGGCGGAGCGTGTTGGATTCGAACCAACGATCCAGATTTTTGTCCAGATGCTTTCTTAGCAGGAAAGTGCCTTCGACCAACTCGGCCAACGCTCCGTATTTTTCTAGTATATAGCCAAACTCACTAATTGTAAAGTATATTTGGTGAACTATTCTAAAACACACTAACGGATTCGAACCGTCCACCTTAAAGGCCCCCTTACGGCGGCCCGGCTGCGTCCAGAGCATAGGCGTGTACTTAGCCCAGTGTGCTTTAGAATAATGCGAGTTACCTCGCATTATGTTGGGGTCGACACCCCAACCAGTAGTCTTACTCTCAACGTTCTCGCCGTGATTTCATATATACTGTCCGCCCGTTTAGCTTTTTATAGTGAGCAGTGGCCTCGTTCCACATTGCACTTTACTGCTTTATCGCCTCTTTATTAGCCGACGTAATTCTTGATTAAGTTCTGTTTGCCTGCGCAAACGTTCCATTTTTTCTTTAAACAATTGTTCAAGCAATCGATCGTTAAAAACAAAATTACGTTCTTCTAACTTTTTTTGAAACGACAGAATTTCCTGTTCAGTTGTCATTTCTCCCTTTATATAAACAAAAACCCCAGGGTTTCGAGTCCTGGGGTTTTGTAGAATTCTATTTAATTACAATTATAAGACTCTACAAAGCCCCTGGTCTAGATTACTAATCTCGCGTGTAATCGCAACCCAATAGCCAGCTGGCTGCACTGAGCAGGGTTTTGATATAAACAAGTGTTGTAGGTTAGTTTTCATAATTGTCGTATTGTAAATTTATTTAGTCTTTTTGTCAACTACTTTTTAAAAATATTTGAAAAAACTTGCAATTTTTGCAATTTTGCTAGTCTAGCAACTTCTACTTCCTGGGAGTCTACAATATTATGCTCCATCATTAACTGTAGCATACACATTAGATCTCCCACTTCCTGGGTTAAAACCTGTCTGTGCGGAAGCCCACTTTTGTGTAATTTATCTATACCAAAACGAAAACACTTGCTGATTTCCTGTATGACTTCAGCGCATTCTTCCTGGGTGATTACAAGTATTTCTCTATCAGTTTCGTTCATTTTGTATTTCCAATATAAAATTTATTACTATGCGTCTTTTGTGCAGCAGGGGTGGTGTTCCTCTGTGCTGTAACCTAGAGGGAAACAATATACCACTATTAAACACAGGACTTGCCTGTTCTAAAATTGTTTCATTCTCATCATATATTATAGTGTCGCCATCGCTAGTGGAAACATAATAAACAAAACTTCTATAGTCAGTAGAATCGTGATCAGTATGTATTTCGTTAGCTAGCTCCTGCTCGGACATTTGCATATTAGTTAACAAATTAGCTTTTGCCCTGAAAATATTTTTTATTTTTATATCTGCTTTGCTTTCAATACTTGCAAGTATGGGATCTAGCATACGTGCATAGGTTGAATTAATTGCTCCGTTGATATAAAAATTATGTGTAAACTGAAAATTTTTTAAACTGCTCACTTCTTGATCTGTGAGTGTATTTTCGTTCCAATACCAAGGAAAATAATCATCCCCTAGTTTATTTTCTATATAAATTGCAGTGGGTAAATCCAGCAAATTAGTTAGTAACATTGTGTATGGTCCGGCGTGAGGGAATCGAACCCCCATTCACAGTTTAGAAGACTGTTGTCCTATCCGTTGAACGAACGCCAGATAATTTAATTACATTCTATATTAAAGGATAAAGATATCCTAGTAGATGCAGTATTATTTAGATTAACTAGATGCTCCAAATATGCTGGAAACATTATCAATCTACCCTCAATAGGACGATAGGTTACTTTATCGTAGCCAAAAGGATATGTCATTGCATTTAACCAGGGATTGGGGCTCTTAAACTGCAATGAGCCATCTTCTCCATTAGTCTGATAAAAATATACACCAGAAAACAAAAAAGGAAGGTGATTATGAGGGTATTGGAACCCTTGTTTTTTAGAAATATTCACCCAGCTTTCTTTAAGCCTTAATGTGTAATTTAAATCATAGGACTGGCAAAATAAAGTTGCCTGATCCATTATAACTGTTTTCAAAACTTCTAGCCCCAAATCTTCTATTAAGTTACAATCAGTTTTGTACTTAAATGAAGTTTCTACTGAATCACCCCAGGGATTTCCAAGATCTAATTCGAGAATCTTGGGCATAGCTAGTTGTATTGAATCCTGAACTTTTTCAAATTCTTCCTCTGACAAATCGTAATACAGAACAGGTACACTAAACCAATTTTCGATTGTCATTTTGTAAATTTATAAAAAGTTAGCAGAACTATATTTTGGTGCGACTGGCCGGAATCGAACCGGCACGCCTTGCGGCGGCAGATTTTAAGTCTGCTGTGTATACCGATTTCACCACAGTCGCATATTCATTATATTACAGCGTAGTTTATTTAGTGTCAAGAATTCTTTGGTGGGCCTTGTTGGAGTCGAACCAACTACCACCCGATTATGAGTCGGATGCTCTAACCACCGTGAGCTAAAGGCCCAGTGCTGCACAAGCAACAACCACATTATGCACGATAAATATTTTAATGTCTAGCTCTTTCTTACCAATTTGGATAAATGTCAGCACTTGATCAAACTATAAAATTTATAGAAGCAAACAAAAGTAATACGTTTGTCTATGAAACAGATATCTCTGATCCTCTATTCCAGAGTAAAGCTCCCTATTTGGAATTATTACTAGATGCACCCTATGCAGGAATGTTACAGGAAGCTCGTGCATTAAAAGATAGATTTGTAACACACAGGCCACAGGACGGCGAGGGTTGGCGAAGTCTTTGTGTACACGGAATCAGTGCAGAAAAGACCGGAGTTCCAGAAGAATATGGCTATACTTCAGATCAAGTTCCTTATTCTTGGACAGATATAGCACCGTTGTGTCCTGTGACAGTGGACTATTTTAAAAATAAATTTCCCTATCAAAATTACGATAGAATAAGGTATATGTTACTGGAGCCCGATGGATATATCTCTCCACATTTTGATAACCCTGAGAGTTTTTTAGGAAGTGCAGTTAATATAAGTCTTAACAATCCCGAGAATTGTAGATTGGTTACCACTAGCGGTGAAGTGCCCTTTAAAGATTCTGGATCAGCGTTTTTGTTTAACACAAATTATACACACGCCGTTTATAATAACAGTCATCAGGATAGATTTCATATTATAGTTCACGGCACATTTGCTAGTGATTGGCAGAAAGTAGTACGTAGTAGTTACCGCGCAGCGTTAAAAAAACAGATTAATCCATCACAATCATAAACCCAGGTAAGTTATTACCAGGTATATGACTTGGAGCGTGATACTGGAATTTAAATTTTAGATCAGTAAATGCTGTTTTGACGGCAACCAAACCACCATTACCAGTGATGTCCAATCGACCTAGATAAGCTGGGCTTTGATTTACAATGTTTGTCATCATTTCAGCATATTGTTCTGCATCACTGCCACGTGTGACTAAATTAAGCGTACCAACGCCTAATACATAAGTTAAAATATCTGTGGCTGCT